CTTAAGCTCTTGCTGAATATCAAATGATTGCCAACGGTCAAATGAAACCATTCCAATATTAAAACCTTGCCTTCTAAGGTTTTGAATCCATTGCTTAACCTGAGAAAGATCAACTGGTCCTTCTGCTTTTGGTTCCCACCATGCTACTGCATCTACTACAACTATTGGTGCTATTTGTTCGTAATCTTTAATTACCTGAATATTTACCCACTTGTCTACGTGAGCAATTGCAACTGCACACTTGTCATGCTTTTGTGCAAGGTCAGCGTGAACGTAATAAATTTTATCTGGATCTGGTTTAAAGTTTTCTGAAAACCTTCTAAAGCTGTCTACAGGATTAGTTAGTGTCATGCACTTAATAAGTTTATCTTTTTGTTTAAAGAAAGCATCTGATGCATATGTTGGCGTACACAAGAAACGCATCATTGCATCTCCAAGGTCTGTTAGAAATGCAATTTTAAAGTCATCAATCTTTCTTGTAGGATTGACATCCCACGTTGGGCGCTTTAGTGCAAGCACCTTTGGAATCTTGTAAGACAAGATGTGATCTTCTTCCCATGCTATTTCAAAAGAATTGTCTGGATGATCTTCTGGTAAATCTTCATTAATAATAAACTTATGTGTCTTGTCTACTATTTCTTTTTCAGCAATTACAGCATCATAACGCTGAGAAATAAAGTCTCCTGGATATCTGGGGAACGAAAGAAGAACTACCTTACCAAGGTCAGGGAAACGAGAATCTACGGTACCACGAAAAGCTTTATAGATATTATCAGCAGTCTTACCCTGCTCATTCCCTGTGGCTACTTCAGATGCAAAACCAGAAATTTCATCAAGTACTGCCATAAAGAGGTTTAAACCTTCGTGTGATTCTCTTTCTGAGTGACCAGAGTAAACTGTAATTGATTTATCAAACTCAATTGAGTCTGCTTTTGGGTAATACTTTCCTGCAAACCAAGGTGATCTTTCAATCTTTGATTTAAAACCTTTAAAGAAAACATTCTTTGCTTGTTGAGCGTTAATCGCAACGTTGATAATATCAATAGCATCTCCAGCAGGCTTTCCATAATACATAGCAGGCTCTTTGAGGCATAGCATTTTATATACTACATATGCACAGGCTACTGTTGATACAAAGTCTTTTCCAGATCCCTTGCCAAGTTGCAAAATAATTTCATTCTTGGTATATTTTTTAAAGTATGCTTCACCATCTTCACCACGAATGTCTACTACATCTTCTTTACGATAAATCTGGCTCATTGCCTCAACGATGTCATATTGAATATCAGACAGCGGTGGTTGCCCAAGATAGTCTGGAGACTCAACAAATGTCTTTGCATCAACAGGCTTCTCAATAAAATGATTTTCTTTTAGAACCTCAAAGAAATCATTGAACGTCGTGGACAACTGTAATCACTTCTCCCTCTTTTGCAATAACCGAAAGTCTTTGCATAATAATATCTCTAATCTCTGGATGCTCTGATGCAATCTCTCTCAATATTCCAACCAAAACTTCTTGACGGCGTTCAATTTCAACCATCTCTTCTGCAAGCTCTTTATTTTCAAGCAGTCCAGCTTTTTGTAGCATATCAATGCGCTTAGATTCAATATCCATTACAAGTTTAATTGCACCAGTTTTTGCACTAAGATTATTTGTCATTGATGCTTCATCAATAACCTCATATGACTTAAGTATAAGCTTGCTGTAGTGTGCATCTGCTCCAGCAAGTGCATCCTTAGCACGAGCACGAATTGCTGTATTGTTAGATGTTTTTTCTTTCCATTCGTCAATATATGCAACTACTCGTGTTCTTGGAATTGCTAACTCTTTAGATATGGTTGTTGGATCACTACCTTTTAGGTATTCCCCAACAACATCATTCATTATATCAAGATGCTTAATTAACTCTTCCTCAGTTGACATACTTTCCCTCTAACCTATTAATTTCATCTTTAATATAAAAGATTGCTTTTTCAAGATCTTGAATAGTCTTTGACTCATCTTTTATGCCTGCTCTCCACAAATACTTAAAAGCATTGCCAATATTAAAATTACGATGACGAGTAATTTCTAAACATTCTACTCCAGAAGGGTCTGTTGTATAGTGTGAAGGATGATTTACTTGATCTACTGTAATATTTAGATTATCACTCATAGTTTTTTTCCTCATCATCTTCCCAGTCAAATGCTTCTGGCATACCCCTTAAAGATGTAGCAACAAAAGTTATTCCAACAGCTCCTGCAACTGCTAATCCAATTAAAAGTTTTTGCATTCTATTCATCGTCTGCTCTTTCTTAGTCCAAATTTTGCAAGGTAAACATATATTGTTTCAATACTGGCACCAGACTCTTTAGCAATTTCTTCTGGTGTTTTTTTATCAACAAGATATCGTTTCCTAAGCCAAACTTCATTTGTATATAGTTTACCAGCCATCATAGGTCCTTGTCAATCTTAATGACTGGCTCAAGCCTATCCCAGTGACCCTTTGGGCTTCCCTTATATATTTGACCCGTTTCTCTATCAATTAGCAACCATTTAGTTGGAGCAAGTGTCCGCACAGTTAAAATAACATCTGCATCTTCCTCTTTAAATGTAAATGCTTCTCTTTCACTCATTATTGCCAACCGCCTTATCCCAATTATTGATAGACCAATGACCAATACCGCAAGCATCAGCCACGTCGTTGTCTGTAATGCTTCTATCATAGTTTATATTAATAAACTTAATAGTTCTTTCTTTTCTTAGGTTTCTTTCATAAGACTTATACCAGGAAACTGATTTGCCTGGGTTTTGAGATCTTATAAAAAGCTGTTCATCTTTAGATATTTTTTTGTTTCCAATATAGTTCTGCCATGTTATTGGAGAAACTCTTCCTATTTGTTTTGTCCCTGATTGTCCAGCTGCTCCAAGTATTGCTCCCTGAACTAATGCAAGATCTGCTGCAGTTTTAGGGCTATTCATAAACACGGTATGCTCAATAACTATTGCTTCAAAGCCACCATGTATATCAATAAATGCCTTAACTTTTTTACCAGCATCCATAACTTTTTCATACGTATTTTTTCCTTCAAAAGTAATTTTTCCAACACTAATTATGCTTTTTGTAAAAGTATCAAACATTGCAAAAGCAAGGCTGTTTGTGCTAGCATCAATTGCACATATTTTTTTTGGTGTCATCTCTAATCCCCATTTATTCTTGACCATACTCAAAAAATCCTTTTATCTGTTTTAACATTTTGTCTACTGCTTTTTTACTAACATTACAATTTGAACAAAAACCAGAATCATTATAGATAGAAAGGGAGGTGTCGCATCCGCCTAAACATCTGCGATCCTTTCCCTTTCTTTTTTGTCTACGAGTAATCTGATATCTTTCATGAATTTTTTCTTTTGTAGCAAGGTCACGACATTCAAGGCTGCAGTAAATCTGATAACTGACCTTTGGATCAAACCTATTGTCACATCTACTACAAAGTTTCACTCAATTCCTCCAGAGAGGCTATCTTAACTACGCCTGCTCCTGCTTCGTCACATGCTTTTCTAATTGGACAGTTTTTGCAAACCTTTGAGTTTGCTCTGTAGTTCTTTGTTGGAAGTTCTTTAACTTCCCAAGACTTACGAACAACTCTCATCCATTCAAAAGCTTCATCAATCCACTTTCGGTAATGATCATTTACCTCAACTGGAATTACAAGAAGTTCGTGGTTGTTTTTATTTTCATAAATAAGAACACCCTTTGCTTTTTTAAGAATCTTCATGTAAATCAGTATCTGTACAACGTGACCCATCTTAGGCTTACCTGTACGTTTACGATACTCAAACACTTCGTTATTGGTTGTCTTTACTTCAACAACAACCTCTTCGCCTTTCCAATTAATAAAGTTATCTACGTAACCAAAAATTGGAGGATCATCATTAAAAATCTTAAACTCTGAATCAATTGAAATACCAGAGTTTTTAAAAGCTTCCTCAATTCTTCCATGCGCCAGAGTTCCGTTGCTCATATTTGCAACAGCATATGGATCAGAGTTATCTTCAAAAATAGCACCCTCAAATGCAAGGTACCAGTATCTTGGACATTCTCCATGTCCGTATGCAATAGTAGAAGGACCAAAAGTCTTCTTCTGTGTATGCTTAGGCTCACGCCCTACAAGATACCCTGCTTCAATAGCTTTTACAAGCTCTCTGGCATCAATAGCTGCTGGGGTCTCAACTTCTTTAATCATTATTTGCTTTAGTAAATTTTTTGTCATTTCATTCCTTTGTTTATATAAGTATACCAGGTTAGCGCATAATGTATTTGAGTGCTGATACCAAGTTGTTGATTGATTCTGCTGCCGTGTAATAAATGTTCTTCTTTGCCCTGTCATTTTTGTCAACATTTGCCATCCAGGTTGCCTTGAATGCCATCTTTGCTGCAATTGCCTGAAGTCTAACAATCTCTATAGTTGCCACATTAAGAGGAATATCAGGCTTAATAATGATCTTAGCAATAAATGTCAAGGCTGCCGTCAACTCCTCATCTTTCATATAGTCTGCTATTTCAGATAATCCATCTACCATTTCTATCGTTGTTTGTTGTTGTTCACTCATATTCTTCTCCTGTCATCTGCTCTATTATTTCAAACTCAGTTATCATCAATCGTACCTTTGAATTTCCATCACCAAGTACTACGAGTATTGCTGGATCGTTGCCATTTCTTATAGCATCTGTAACAGCCTTAGCCCAAACATCTTTATTTAAAGTAAAAGATTTAGAGCATTCTTTAAAATCTACAGTAAAGTTTTTCCAAGTAGCATCACCCTTGTGTGTGTTGCGACCAGAGTTCTTGTGCTGCTTGGCACCGATTCTTTTACTTTCCGATCTTTCGCTCAAAGTCTTTCCTTGTCATTATAAGTGGAACCTTAGATAAATGTTTTTGACTACAAAGCCATGTAAGGTCTGCACTATCTAACCAAAGCCTTAAAGATGTAACTTCTTCGCTACATTTTTTACATGGAAACTTTCCAGGAAATACTTTAAATTTTTCAGACATTTAGAATTTTATTCTTTATTGTCTCTTGAAGATCTAGGTCTTCTCTTACCCTGTTTACAAAACCATCACGACCCTGTACTTTTGAACCGTCTGGCAATACATACCAAGCTCCAGTGCGTTCTACTATGCCCATCATTTCAGCCGTATCAACAAGATCACCAATGCTATCAATACCAACATTATCTCCCCTGAAATAAAAGTCATACTCGCCAGACTGAAAGCCAGGAGAAGTCTTAGAAAATTGGAGTTCCCAGCGAATCTTGCGACCAACTTTTTCTTCAATGAGTTTATCTCCAACATGAATCTTGCCTTTAATTGCTTGATTGTCGGATTCCGATGAAAATAATTTAATAACAGTAGAAGAATAGAACTTAGTAGCTTGACCACCAGTAGGCTGCTGGCTAGTATACATAGCACTAATGTTGTTACGAGACTGACTAATAAGAACAAGCATTGTAGGCTTAACCTTATTGTTAGCATAGTTAAGCATTTTCCAAGCGTTGCTAAAGTCTCTAGACTCTGCACCAATTTGTTTGGTATTTTCAAGTTGTTTAAGTTCATCTGAGTCCTTTTCAAAATAGATTGCTGGTAATAAAGAAGTTATAGAATCAATAACAATAATATCAACTCCTGCATTCATAAGATTAGTTCCAACATCAACCATCTCATTAATTGTACGACATTGAGAAACAATAAGCTTTGAAGAGTCTACGCCAAGTCCTTCTGCCCACTTTTTGTCATATGACATTTCAGCATCAATCCATGCACAGATCTTTCCTTCCTTCTGTGCTAGACCTATCATCTGAAGGCATAGAGAGGACTTTGCAGAGGACTTAGAGCCCCATACCAGTACTTGGCGACCATAAGGTAGACCACCGTTTAGAGCACGGTTTAAACCAAAACTAGGTGTCTCTGCATACTGTGTTGCTGGGATAGTATCTCCAGCCATTACTGTCTTTCTAAGCTTTGGACTAAGCTGAGCCAATACTTCTTCTACTGTTAGCATTAGAATCGTACCCCATGCTTCTTTGGTCTATCTTGATTTTTTTCCATCTTTTGTTTGACTGCAGAGTCTAATGATTTAGTTACATACCCTGCTTTTAGCATACCTGCATAAAGATCCAGAGTGCGGATAATAATATCTGCAAACTCATCCGACAGCTGGCTTGGCTCCATGTCTTTTCTTAGTGCTTCCATTGCTTCAACAACTTCAGACACAATCATCATCATTTGTTTTGTCACAAAGATTTCATCTGCTGGTCTATCCCAAAATCCTTTTTCTACTGCATTTGCATGTATCTTCTCTGCTAAAACATCAAACACTTTCCACCTCATTCATTGTAACTGTTCCATCCTTTGTTTTTCCAAAATCAAATTTATATACATTTCCTTCTTCAATCTTCATGTAAGCTTTTGCAAACTGCATTGGAAATACAACAATAGAGTGCATCTCTCTTCCAGCATCTGCAACTACCAGTGAGGCCATCTTCTTCCCAGCCTTGGTTACTCTTGGCTTAAAAGAAACAACAAAGTGCTCTCCTTCTTTGTAAGGCAACATTTTATAATTTAAGAACTTTACTAAGGAACTCTTAGATCCTTTTATTTCGTCAGCAGGTACTGCAGACACAATCCTATTGTCACTTGCAAGAATAAGATAAGTACGACCACTCTCAATATTGGTATTCTCGTCATCAAATACACCGACGCTGCCAGTTTTGTCCAAAATTTCAACTCGTGACCATCCCGTTCCTCGCTTAATTGATTTTACCATACCCAACAATACAAAAGATCCAGTCTCTTCATACTCTTCAACATCATCAATATATGCATAATAGTGTTGAGGTATAGATGTATTGAACTCAGGTAGGTTTAAATACTCGTAAAGGTTTTCTTTAACTTCCGCTGGGTTTGCTGGATTATCTGGAAATGTAAGTGCACCAATGCATCTCATTGCCTGCAAAGCACGACTGTTTACTCCGTTTCCTTTTGTAAAGGTAAACTCTTCAAGCTCTTTATATGAACCAAAAGGTCGTGCTGCAAGATATCTCTCTGCAATTTTATCAGATATGAACTTGATAGCTGTGAGTCCAAACCTAATACCCTTACCCTCAATTTTAAAATCAATATCCGAATCGTTAATGTGAGGTAGCTTAATGCTAATCCCCATTCTCTTTGCTTCAATAAGGTACTCAGTTCTTCCATCTTTATCCTTTTCATTTTTAAGTAGTGCAAACATAAACTCTAATGGATAATGATACTTTAACCATGCTGTCCAATAAGATAGTGTTGAGTATGCCACTGCGTGAGACTTGTTAAATGAGTACCCTGCGTGGGCCTCAAAGTCATGCCACAGATCTAGTGCATCATTTGGCGAAAGATATTGCGAAGCACCTTTAACAAACTGATCTTTGAAGACATCAAATTCTTTAGCATCTTTTTTCTTTCCAATGATTTTTCTAACTTTATCTGCTTCCGACATGGACATACCGCCAAGCTGTACGCATGCTTGCATAACTTGTTCCTGGTAAAGAATACAACCATATGTTTCCTCCGTAAATGCTTTCATAACTTGATGCTTATAATCAATATTTTCTCTTCCATGCTTTCGTGCAATATAAGACTTACCAATTGTATTCATAGCACCAGGACGAACAAGTGCATTTGATGCAGCAAGTTCTGATAGGTTTTTAACACGCATCTTAATTAAAAGGTTTGTGTATGGTGCTGCTTCACACTGAAACACACCCTTAGTGTATCCATCAGATAACATGTTATAAACGTTTGCATCATCCATATCAATCTTTAGTAGATCAATCTTAGTACCTTCACGCTCTTTAATAATGTCAATGCAGTCCTTAAGAACACTCAAAGTCTTTAGTCCAAGTGCATCAATCTTAATCAAACCAATGTTTTCTGCTTCGCCCATGTCTACTGCCACTACTGGAATGCGTTCATCTTGTCCAGTTACTGAACGTGTTTCCAGCGGTGCATATCTAAAAATTGGGTCTTTACTTGTTACAACTCCTGCTGCGTGAATTCCAGTACCACGGATTCTTCCACGAAGCTGATCTCCGTAACGCTCTACTTCTGGATACTTTTCTCTGAACCACAAAGTATTCTTAGAGTTACAGTAATCATCCCATGTATCAACAACCTTTAAAACCTTATTGACATCAGGCAACGGTATGTTTAAACATCTTGCAACATCTCGCACAACACCCTTATCCTTGAACTGCAAGAATGTAGCAATAGATGCAACGTGACGGTACTGACGAACTAAATAATCCTTTACTTCATCACGACGAGTATCTTGAATATCTGAGTCAATATCAGGGAAGTCATTACGGTCTGGGTTAATAAAACGGAAGAACAGCAACCCATGCTTTATGGGATCAATATCTGTGATACCAAGTGCATAGCACAGTAGGGAACCAGCAGCAGATCCACGACCTGGGCCCACCATAATGCCTTCACTCTTTGCCCAGTTAAGCATGTTGCGGACAACTAAAAAGTATGGTCCAAAGTTTTTCTCACCAATTATTTTTAGTTCTTCATCAAGTCTTTCAAGATACTCTTCATTCTTTTCAAGTTTACGTTCTTTTAATCCTTCAATAGCTAGATTCTTAAGCTCTTCCATAGGCTTCTTGTACTGAACTGGAAGCAAGTCTAGATGCTCTTTAATATCATAGCCTTCAACCTTATCAGAAATTTCATTTGTTGATACAAACATATCTTCACGATCAATGCCTTGCTTAAGCATTGCCTCTTTCATCTCTTTATATGAAAGAAGATGAATGTCAAACTTATTAAAACTCATTATGCGATCTGCGCCATAAAGATAATCAAGGCGATCCATAAAAGATGCATGCTTTTTTGACTTATCATAGCTTACATCTTTTTGTAACTTGGCATGAGTATTTAGAAGAAGCATTAGCTCCTGTACTTCTTTTTGACTTGTGTCAGAGTGATGACAGTCTGGTGTTACAACAATTTTTACCTTTGCTACATCAGCAAGTTCAATAATCCCCTTGTTAACTTCAGGAGGGTTGTGTGGCATGACTTCAATATAGTAATCATCACCAAATTCTTTTTTAAACCACTGTATATGTTTCTTTGCTGTTGCAAGTTCACCCAACTCAACAGCCTTTGCAATCCATCCACTAAGACATGCGGATGTTACAATAATTCCTTCTTTGTATTTTGCAAGTGTTTCAAAATCAAACCTTGGCTTACTAAAGAAACCATCTGTCCAAGCAATCTCATTAATCTTATTAAGGTTTTCTAAACCTAGTTGGTTCTTGGCGAGAAGAACTATATGATGAAAATTTTGGTCAAGAGGATCTGGACGATCTGCCTTTCCTCTCTTGTCCGCCATACTCGTAGTCATATAGCCTTCTACACCAAGTATTGGCTTAATTCCATTTGCTTTTGCAATACGGTGCAGTTCCCTATGCCCAGATAAAGTACCGTGGTCAGTAATGGCAATTGCTGTCATTCCTAACTCAACTGCACGGTTCACGTATTCTTCTGGAGTAGCAACACCATCCATTAAGGAGTAGTGTGTATGGACATGTAAGCCAACGTAATTCATCTATTACCAGTCAATATTTGCTGATGATGAAGATGAAGGAGTATCAAAGCCTAAATAAAAGGCTTCTTGTTCTGCGTATGGAACCTTGTTTAGTGCCTTCTCCAATGGATAAGGTTCAATTCCTGCCCAATCAAATGGTGCAGCATCTGGAGAACTTGGAATAAGTGTATAGCTTGTTTCAGTACCTTGACCGTTACGCTTTACTTTCCAAGTAAGGTTTGAGATGCTACCTGTTTCAAGTGCATACTCACGAATAGTATTAAATGCAGATTGCTTGCTAACACCCATGTTCCAAATTGCAACATATGGTGCATCAATGCCATCATCTACAAGAACGTTGCAATAAAAACGAAGACGTGCACGCCAGCCAGCCTTCATATCCTTGCGGTGCATCTCTTCTGCCCAGTCACGACCTTCTGATTCCATAGTGTCTACAGCCTTACGCTTGTAGTCCTTTGGATTTGTGTGTTCTGACACAACTAGTGCAAGTCCACGTGCTTCATTATAATTTGCTGAATCTTCATCAAGCTCTTCAATAAAACGAATCTTTACTGCTTGACCGTCTGCGATCTTAAACCAACGTACCTTTGCACCTGTGCCTTCAAACTTTGGCTTGTCTACTAATGCGTTAATGTTTTTTAATCCTTTTACAATTGCCATTTTGTCATGCTCCTTTTTTTGTTATTGTTTTTATTTTAGCATAGATATGATTGAATTGTCAAACTGAAACTCCAGTTTTTTAATCTGATCATCATCCATGTCTCCTATGTCTTTGTATTTTTTGTCTAAGCTAATTACTGTTACAAGAGATCCTAACTTTTCAATTAGTTTATCTTTCATAATAGCGCCAGCTTCATCGTTGTCTGCAATAAGTACAACATTGTTGAAGTACTTTTCTAATAGTCTGATCTGAGATACAGACACATTAGCACCCAGCGTTGCAACTGCTGGAAAACCTACTTGATCTAAACGGATTGCATCAAATGATGATTCCACTACATATACTATACTAGAACTCTTGACTCTGTGCAAGTTAAATAAAACCTTGCTTTTTGGAAGCCCTGGAGTATTCTTAAATTCTTTGCCTTCAATTGTTCTTGCAACAAAACCAATACACATAGAGTCAGGTGAGTGAACTGGAATAGTTACAGATCCTTGCTTTTCTGAATAGCCAAGATCAAACTTAATTACAGAATCTTTTGTTAGTCTGCGACCATTAAAATAATTCATTGCTAGTGGAGAGTCAAGTGCTTGCTTATTTAATCTTTTAATAAGCAATTCATCATACTGAACAAAATCAGGTGGTGCGTAGAGTGCTTTTCCAACAATACTTTGAATATCAGACTTCTGTTCTTTGCCTTTAATGTATCTAACAGTTTCAAAGTATGATCTATTTGAAGTAAACATTATTAGCTCAACAAGATTCTTTGTTACCTGACATCCAAAACAAAAGAATAGTCCACTATCCTTTGCTACTTCTCCAGCAGGCGTTCTACTGTTGTTATGAAATGGGCAGTAGACAATAAAGTCATTGCCAAACTCAGCTTCAATATCTAATCCTGCGCCATTGAGAACACGACGAATCTGTTCTTCTGTATAAATCTCTTTACTTGCCATCTTCAAAATCCTTGTAACGATAGTAGCCCTTATCAAAGTCGCACTGTACTAAGAAGTCTCCCATAAAACCATTACGGTTCTTTCTAAAAGCACACTCAATAATATCGCTATTGGATGCACGGCCAAGTGCCATAACCCAGTCAGCATCATATGCAATCTGTCTTGACCAAGCAGTTTGTGCAAGTGTAGGAACACTGGACATATCCTTTACATCATCAGGTGTGGCAGATGATATAGCAATGATAGGTACTTCTTCACTAATAGCCATAAGCTTTAGTTCACGAGAAAGGTTTTTCATCTTTACCGTTTCGTTATCAGCTTTTTGATTTGGACTCATAAGTTGAAGATAATCAACCACAACAAAGTCTGGCTTGTACTGATCTAGTTTTCCACGGATTACAGAAGGAGTTACCTCACCGCCAGAGTCGTTAGAGATAATATGAAATGGTGGACGACCATCAATCTTGTCTATATGCCACTTCTTCATCATCTCTAATTCAACTTCACCGTTAGATAATTTGCGATGAGACCAAAGACCTTCGCCCATAATAGTAAAGACACGGTTACGAACCTCTGTCTCACTCATCTCAAGAGAGATAATAAGGGGTGTCTTACCCTGTTTCCAGGCCTGTACAGCAAAGTACAGAGCCATCCATGACTTTCCTATACCTGGGTATGCTAAAAAGACTCCTAGCTGGCCTGGCATAATTCCAGATGGTAAGTAGTTATCAAATCCTGGAAGCCCTGTCTTAATGCCACGCTTTCCTAATGCATTTTGTTCTTTAACATTTTCAAAGTATGCAATGGCAGAATCAATATCTGTTGCATCAATATCACGAATAGATGATGTATTTTTCTTTAGTGTAGATGTCTTAGTAATTAGTTCTTCAAGTGCTAAAACTCCTTGACCAGACTGAACCTCAGTTGCAGCAGATCGTAGTATATCTTTAAGGGTGTCATTTAAATACTCAGTCTGTAATTCTTCAAGGTGGTGTTTTGTTGCACCAATATCTTTGATTATTTCAAAATCTCTAAATCGCTCTAACACCAAAGATGAGGGTGGGACTGTTCCATTATTCTCTGCATATAAACGGATAAAATTCCATACGTCGTTATGAGTTCTAAGGAGTGTCTCTACATTTGCTTGTAATAATACATGGAGTTGCTTGTCTTGTAATACCGCTGAAATTACTTTAGCCTCTGTGTTATTCACTTAGCCACTCCTTTGCTTTTTCCCTGCGCTGTTTTCTGTCTTTTATATCTTGTTCTACATCTAGTTTACCATTAAGAATCTTTTCTGCGTTGTAAGCAAAATAGTTCCAGCTTGTTTCTTGTGCAACAGAAAAATAATAATCTAGCAACTCATAGCATTGTGACATGCCATATGATTCAACTAGTCCGTCTGCTGCCCACTGTTCAACATTTAAATTTAAAGATGGCTTTTGCTCATATTTTGCTGTATGCAATTTTGAGTATCTACTAAGCAAAGCCATTCGGTCTTTGCGTTCTGCCATTACTCTGAGATTTCAGATTTTGCTTCTTGAATTTTGTCAGTCAGCTTATCTTCTACAAACTTATATACACGCTCAAAAGCCTGATCAATAGTTTCACCATTTTTCCGTGATTCTACAATTCCTAAATCAAGTCTCAATGATTGAAAATTTCCTAAGTTAAGCGTGTATCCAAGTGTTACAGATACCTTTGTTGATTCGTTTTCCATTACCCCACCCATTTCTAAATTATATAGACTCATTCCACACTGGAATAAATCGTCCATCTTCTGTTCTCGTATATGTAAGTATACCGTCCCCCATACGCCTTGTCAACTCTTGGCTTGTAGGAGTCATGTTGTTTGTTATTAATTTGTCTTTTCTTGGTTGTCCGATATGTATACTTGCAAGTATAGCACGTATCTCTCTGACATGTGATTCAGAGTAATAGGATCTAATTTTAAATCCTCTTTCTCCATCAAGCTTTGCACCTATTGGTGGAGGTATAACTCCTCGTTTAATTAAACTTGGAATATATTTTCTATGCCTATTGATAAGTTTAGCAGTTTCTGATACACTGTATGCACGCTCACGATTTTTTTTAAAGTCAGAAAGTAGGCATGTCTCTAAACGATCTTTAGTTATATTATAAAACGTAACCATTCCAGTAGAACGTGAGCTATGATAAACCTTTACAAGGTCGCCATTAATAAACCATACTTTTACTTTACCTTTAATTACAGGTTCGTTATTGTATGCTTGGCTCTGGATTTTTCCTTTTGAAGTATCCATCGTCCCTCTTTAGTTGCTGAAGGTGGATGATAGAATTTTCTATCACCACATGTAATACAAGATGTTTCTAAATGTTCAGCAGTTGTATACTGCCTATCCACAAAGATACGCCCATCGCATCTTTTACAATTTAACATTATATCCTTATGGTTAGTTGGCTATTTTTTCTTCAAGACTGTTTGAATAATTTTCTACTGCTGCTTTCTTTTCTTCTTGTTCCTGAGAATACTGAGTTATCTCTGCTCTTAGAACAGCAATTTGTGTTTCATAGTTAGACACTAATTCACCAATACGTTGCTGTAATGCCATAATGATAAGTTCTGCTTTGTTTTCCATTTTACACCCCTTTGTTTTTTATGATAAAGAATCTAATTCGTCTTGCAGTATTTGTTTTTGAGCAACAATATCTGATATTTGATTAGTTAAATTTTGCACATTACTTTGATTAGGTTCTGAAAGTGCTTGCTCTTGTGCTAAACTCAGAATAGCATTGTACTCTGAATATGCGATATTTTTTAAATGCTGTAAAACAATTACAGATTTTTCCTCATTGGTAAGATCTGACATATTTATATTATCCTAAAGATGATATCTTTGATAACAGTGCTTCTTGTTTTGCATTAATGCTATCTATTTGCCCTTGGATCTCATCAATTAAAATTTGCTGTGGTTCAGCTGCTGCTGACTCCTCAACTAAAGAAATCTCAGAATTAAACTTAGAGTATTCCAGATTTTTAAGGTGTTGATTGATTATATCAATCTTTTCTTCATTGGTTAGCGTGTATACCATTGCTGCTCCTTATTATAGTATATATTAAGTATATCATATAAACAATTTAGCATGTTTATATTTTATTCTGCTCCTGGAATAGTAAAGTATGGGAAGTAAGGCCCAGCAAAATAAGGTGGGAAGAATGGTCCAAAAGTAGGTGGGAAGAATGGTGGGAAGAATGGTGGGAAGAATGGTCCAAAAGTAGGTGGGAAGAATGGTGGGAAGAATGGTGCAGCCACACCCGTAGCTTGATTAACAACAGCCTGTGTTCCTGAAACGGTATTTTGATTTAATCCAACTACACTGATAGTATATTGAGCATTAGAAACTAAACCAGTCAAAGCTCCAGAAGTGGTTGTTGTGGTAAATTTTGGGTATCCCGTAATTGAGACTGCACTACTAGTCCTAAAAATATCAACATAAAATTGTGTAGCATTTGTTGATGACCAACTTGCTGTAAAACCATTTGAAGTAACATTTGTAATAGTAATAGCTGCTGGGCCTGATAATGTACAAAAAGACGTTGAAGAAGATACAGTATCACTAGCACTTGATATTACAGAAAGAGATGGTGAATAAATTGTATTTGCAGTCAAACCAGTTATTGATCTAGTAACCGCACTTGTTCCTGTATAAGGTGTAGATGGTGCTCCTGGAATTGATATAGAATAAGTTGATTGGTTTGTAGATCCCCACGAAAGTGTAGCAGAGGTAGCAGCAACTGCAGAAGATGAAAGTGCTGTAGATATTGTTGGAATAACCATTGATATTGATGATGCAGATCCAGTTCCTGTTGAGTTCTTTGCTCTAACAAAAAAGTTGTTACTTCCAGATAAACCAGTTACGCTATATGTTCTTACATTTCCAATATCTGTATATCCAAGATTATTAATTTGAACTTCATAAGAAGTAACTGTGCCAGCAGGTGCGTCCCATGTAAATGTTTTTGATCCACCATTACCAGCAGATTTTGCTAAATTTGGTGGGGGCCCTGGAACTGCTGCTGATGTAGTAAATGATGACCCAGTAGTTGTTGCAGTATCTCCATTAGGTCCAGTTATTGTAAGAGTTGGGTTATAGGTTGTGCTTGGTGTTAATGCATTATTAACAGCATAAGTTGTTGCTGTAGTTCCAGTAAATGGACTTCCTGTAGCTCCTGGTATTGATAAAGAAAATGTAGATTGATTACTAGTATTATTTGTCCAGTTAAATGCTGCACTGACTGATGTTACTGGATTTGCTGCTGGGAAAGAAGAAATAACTGGTGGAGTGAACTGTCCAGTGCTTGCTGATGAGCCTGCTCCTGAACCATTATAAGCTCTTACCTGAAAAGTGTTTGCTCCATTAACAACTGTTAAAGCAACTGAGGTTGTTAAACCAATATCAATAAATCCAAGGTTATTAAGTTGATATTCATAACCAGTTGGTGTTGATCCTCCAGATGGTGCAGACCAAGTAAATGTTTTTGCTAGACCATTTCCAGTTGTTCTTTGAAGATTTGTTGGGGTTCCTGGTACTGGCGCTGCTGTAGTAAATGTTTGAGATGCTGATACAGTATCTCCAGTGCTAGATGCTACAGTCATTGTTGCCGTATAAGTTGTACTTCCAACAAACGCATTATTTATTGCATAAAATGTTCCAGAATCATTTCCAGTAAATGGTGTACCAGTAGCTCCTGGTATTGATAAAGAATAGCTTGACTGATAATTAGATGTCCAATTAAATAAAGCTGATGTTGATGTTACTGGGCTTGGTGCTGGAAAAGTAAGAGTTGGTATAGTAAATTGTCCAGTGCTTACAGACGTTCCTGGTCCTGCTGCAGATCTTGCTCTTACTAAAAATGTTAAATTTTGCCCAGCTATATTTGTAAAAGATACAGACCTTGTTAGTCCTGTGCTTACCCAGCCTGCCCCACTTAAGTTATATTCATATGATGTAGGAGTTGTTCCAGATGATGGTGCGTCCCATGTAAATGTTTTATTTGTTCCATTGCCCAAAGTTCTTTGAAGATTGGTTGGTGGGCCTGGTACTGGAGCAAGAGTAGTGAATGCAGTTCCTGTAACAGTGTGGGTATCTCCAGTACTAGAAGTAATTGTTAGTGTGGGAGTATATGTTGTGCTTCCAACCAAATCTGTTGGTGGGGTAGTTGTTAGAGATTCCGTTGTTCCTGTATATGGAGAAGTTGCTCCTGCGGGAGATAAAGATAGAGACCATGTTGCTTGATCATTAGATGCCCAATCAATTTCTGCTGCAGTAGAATTTCGTGTAAGCATAAATGGCGATGTTGTAACTCTTGGCACAGTAAATGATGGAGTTAATACAGCTGAGCTTTCAGCAGTTGGACCAACAGACTTTACTGAAAAAACATTTTGTGATCCATAGACTGTTGTTATTGAAACACTAGTTAGCAAGTTATTGCTTATCCATCCTGAATCACCAAATGGACTAGTATATCTATACTCATACCGTGTAATTGTTCCACCACCTACTGGATCTACCCAGCTAAATGTCTTTGATGTGCCATTTCCTAACGTTCTTTGTAGGTTTGTAGGTGGATTTGGAGGTGTCTGTAGTGGACCCCTAACAGCAAATTGCTTAATTCCGTAATCCACTCCTATACTATAATCTGTTCCACTATTTTTTTGTGTGTCAACAGCATAGTAGTATGTATTTTCTGGAAGAGTAGATGGTGTAACTACAGAAGATGTTACGGTATATATTCCTGATGATAATGTTGGAGTTGAAGTGGTTACTCCAGAAGTTACCTCTGTTCCATATGTTGCTATATTTGAAGTATTGTATGTTCCAGATGTTGCTGTATACCACTTTACAGAGCTTCTTGTTGAGTCTGGAAGGTATTCTTGTGCACCATTCCAAGATGATGTGTAGTATAGTGTTGTAGGAAGACTAGTAACTACTCCTATTATAGATGGTGTAGTTCCAGATTTAGGCTCTGGCTCATTTCTTATTACTGGAATTCTATATCCGACACCTGTTTCTGTGTTGTCGGAGCTATCTTCTCCATTTGCATTGCTTGATGTTACAGCAGTAACTGTTAATAATAGATACTTACCGTCAAAGTTTGCTTGATCACACACAACAGATGCGTATGAACCAGACATAGTTCTTTCAGATACTAAAGTTGTGTATGGACCAGTATCTAAGATCCCTGAAGTAGACCCCTCAACTTTATATCTATAAGAAGATATTGTTTCTCCATTGCCAACCCAAACACCCCTTTGTGCATAAACTGTTTCACCAAATATAATTGGATAAACAAGAGGTGAATTACCTGCAGTGTCTGATGAAAAAAATGGAGCTGTTGTTGTGTATGGTCCAGACTTTGGCCAGAATTGAACCCAGCCAGAAACCTTTTTAATAAATCCCTTTTTTACCTGTGCCCAGGTACCACTAGTACCCCCTGGTTTTTTTACATCAAATCTTTTTACTTTGGTCCACCCAGATGGCTTCTTTGCATAAAATGGCATTAGAACATCACCGCAAGATCTCCTTGCACACCCATAGTATCTGAAGGTCCGCTAGTAAGGGTCACATTAACCTTGGTTAAATCTAAGTAGTAAACTGCCATTCCAAGCTGTGCTTCACCGCTTACAGGATCTTCAATAATCATTCTTTGTCTTGGTGGATAACCAAGTGGGCTAACCCCTCTGTAATAAGGGTTGCTTCTGTAATCAGCCATGTCAAAAGCTAATGCTCTTGGAATACCAGTAATTGAAACCTTGGTATCATTAATTACTATTTTTGATGCTCCACCATACGCACTTACTTCACTTGTTGTGTTAGATGTTTTTCCAGATGCTAGAGTGATTGATGTTGAGTCAAATGTTTGGTAAATAGAATCTGTTGACTGTAGTCTAATACCAGATGAATTAAAACGCTGCCAAATAGCTGCTGTTGATTGTATTAAAATTCCATCTGTGTTAAGTGTTTGACTAACAGTGCCAATAGCCTGCAGTTTAATATAGTTATTATTAAATTCTTGATAAGTGTCAGCATCTATTCTAATTAAAATTCCCTGAGAATTAAATACCGCACCTATATCAGTAGTTGCTTTTATAAGTACTTGGTTTTCATCTGCTGTGCCATCTGTTCCTGTAATGTTAATAAAAGTATTTGAGTCAGCACTTAATTTAATCTTCTTATTTGTAAAAGATGCCCATGCCCCATATGCTGTAGTTGGTGAGTATGGTGCTCCAGACTCTTTTGATGTATAAAATAACATTGATGCTGTACCGCTTGGAATTGCAGGATTAAGTTTATTTCCAGTTCGTGTTAAGTCTCCACGATCTAAAAGTAAACCAAGGTCTGGGCTAACAGAAAGCTGAATACCAGTATCTGTTGCAGTAACAAAAGGCTTGCTTGAACCAGTAGTGAAGTAATCCCATGCTCCAACAAATATACCAGTTCCAGTTGTTACATTTCCCCAATAATCTTTATAGCTTGATCCTGCAGAAATGTATGGTCCATTTACTGGTCCAGATGGGTTGATTCCTAATGCAAGATCACCAACTGTCCAAGGAGGAGTTGCACTTGGGCTAGTTAAGTATATGTTATTATTTCTTGGAACAAGGTATGCTGTTGGACCAGACGCTCCTGTTTTTAATGATATATATCCATGATCTCCATCCAGAGTCATGGCTCCTAGTGGTCCAGTACTAGAAACTGTTCCTTTGATTACTGCTTGATTTGCATAAAGCTTTCCACCAATAGTTACTCTAAATGGATTAGTATCAGAGTTTGGATCAGTAGTACCAGCCCAAAAAACTGAATGGTTAAGATCATTTCCTGGACTATTAATACCCGCTAAGCTTGATGAGATAGCAGAGTTTGATACAGCAATATAACCATTAGATGAATCAAGAATAATGTTACCCTTGCCAACAATAGAAGTTTTTTGAATCTTGCTGGAGTCAACTTGCCATCCACCAATATTTGCACTCTTTGTAGTAAATAAACCAGTCTCCGCATTAATTGTTGTTATATCTCTAGTTGTTGAAGAGTTAAACGCTAGCCCATCTTTATTTAATACAAACCCAGTTCCAGTAATTAATATAACTGATCCAACTGAATCAGTAAGCGCTGCATTGGTTGTATTTGTTACAGTAAATGTAGTTGGTGTCTGTGCTGTTACTCTAAACTTACCGTTGTATCCTTGAGGAAGTAAGCCAGAGATTAGGACGTCATCTCCTACAACGTATCCGTGGTTTGCTGTTGTTGTATAAATTGCTGTTGATGCTGTATATGTAACTGCAGATATTGAAAATACTGTTGGTGGTGTAATAAATGATTGAAGTGATCCTCCACCAGCAATTGTTACATTACCGCTGAATGTTCCTTTTCTTGCAGATATGTTTCCATCAATTAAAAAATCACTGCCATCCCAAGACAAATAGTTAGATGTGCTGCCACCTACTTTTAACCTTGCACTGTTTGTTGCATTGATATACCAATAGTTGCTATCATCAAAGTATAAGCCTTTATTTGTGTTTACCCCTCCTACACCAACACCAAATTGAAATGGACCTGCTGTGATGTAGTTTGATACAGAAGGTGTTCCACTTACTGTAACATCGGGACCAACAACATAATTTGTAGATGTATTGTTGTATTGGTCATAAGTTGCAACTGCTATTTTATATGTTGATCCTACTGCAAGGCCACCAAGTCTATATTTAAGTGCAGTGCCTGGAGAATCTGCATAAGAAAAGGTTGTACCACCATCATTACTAAATCTAATTCTATATCCACGTATATCTCCTGTGGTAACTGCTCCCCACTGTATATCTGCATAAGCATTAAATCCTAAGAATCCGCTTGTATCAATACCGCCAGATACTGTAACTGATCCTGCTGCAACATCAGGTGGTCCTTCATTATCTGCAACTACAGGACTTAGTGGTGTAACAACTTTTGGATCACAAAATAAAGTATAAATTCCACCCTCTGATGCAAACCTTGCCATTGCCCAACGCTTGTTAGAATTTTGAGTTAAAACATTTGCTGGGTTTAAGCTACTAAAATATACTCTGCTATAGTTTGTTGGAGTAATTCCATCTTCTGCAAATATAACAGCAGGAGCAGTTGTTTCTGTACTTTCTATTTCCCAAACATCTAATGCATCAAATGGACCCTCTGTTGGTGTTGTATAAGCAACACTATACCCATTGCTTATTCCAGTTAGTGTTATTACTGGTACTGGCAAGTTTAATACATATGCCCCAACACTTAGAGCACAAATTGTTTGACTAATATTATTTAGTGGATCTGCAACTAAAACACAAACAGACGTTATTTTTGTTCTAAACAAACCAAAAGTTAGCTTATTTAGTGCTTTTGTAAAAATAGCTGTTTGTGAAGTTGATGTTTTATTTGGAAGAAAAGAATTCATTGGGGTTCTTCTTGTAACACCATCTGCAGTTACTTCTAAAATAAACTGTGATATTGTTACGTTATATTCATTAGCACCATCCCAGTCAAAACTTACAACAAGGTTGTCTCCAGACCAAGCAGCAGTTACATTTGCTGGATTTGTTGGAACAATAATAAAAGGACCAGATCCTCCAGGGTAAGTTTGAGGCTCTTTGTTATCTCCAGGCCAAGTTATATTTGCTGGGAAGTATGGAGGAATTACATTCTTATCAGTTGCTGCTGCGCCTGCAAAATCACCACCAAAAAAAATTGCCTTTCCTTCTGCACCAATAATTTCAATTTCTGATCCAATGCGAGATTGAGTTTGTTTTAAATTTTCCCAAGATACTCTTGGGTCATCAACATCAATGGATACTGTTGGATTTTTTGCAACAGATTTATTATTTTTGTATTTTGAGGTCAAAATGACACCAGATTATCTTGGGCCTAATGCTGACCAATTAAGAAAAAAACTATTGTTTGCTGGTATTACAAGTGGACGCTTTGTTGAGGTTGCTTCATCTGGAGTAGCTATAGCTCTGTTAATTCTAAAACTAAAATTATTTGGAGTAATATTAAACAAGCTAAACATTACATCATGGTTTTTATCTCCAAGTGATGCGATGCTTGAATGACCAAACTGTATTGAAGCTGTCATTATTGGCCTTGCATTAAAAACCGTGCTTCCATCCTGTTGAAAATCTATTGTTTTATAAACTACTTGACCGTAAGAATCTGGAACAGCGCTCATTTCACTCATAAGGACTTTGGTTCTTCCGTATAATATTTTTTGTGTTCCTGGATTAAAAGTGTTTACAAAGTCAGCCTCGCCGTTATAGTCAATTTGTGAAGCTGTACCACTACCAACATTATTGGTAAGTGAAAGAATGCTATCATCATGAGCATTAACAACATTAATGACGCTTTGCCAAGCAGCAAGGTCTATAATCTGTGGGTCTGATATTTTTACATATGGCATTTGTTATCTCCTATTCTATTAATTATACCACGCTGAGTGGCCTCTATTGCTTGATCCTGCTCAAGGTTAAGCTTGTGCTTAAGCCATTTTCAAAGCTATGGGATATCGCAGTTACTACGTGCTTTTGATTTAGCATACCGTTTAAATTATAAGAAAGGGTGACTGTATCTCCAATTTGAACTAATGGATTTCCAAAGATTTCTAACGTTGTAGTAATGGCAAATCCATCCAGAGATGATTCAACAAGCTTTAGCATTTTTTGACCTGCAAACTTTGACTGTACCCATTCTGAATCAAGTTGAGCAACATCGTTTTGATTTGCTTCATCAATTAAAGCCTCAAGGATATCTGGCTCAGAAGAAGCAATGATCTCGTTAGTCCAAAGCTTTAGATTTATCTTAGCCTTAACAACTTCATTTGGTTCGTTAGTTAACAGAACCATGTGAAGTGAGTTATTAGCCAAAGCCATTCTTGCTCTAAATCCTGTATTTAACGGTGTTGAGTATGCAACTGATTCTTGTGTAACGATCTTTTTTAAAGCAAATGCTTGCTGCTCTTTACTGGTTCCTGGATGGTAAACTACTGCATATTGGATAGGAAGAAAATCAACTGATACGGCTGCTGGAGTTGAATATTGAACATCGTAAAATGTTATTCCTGAGACTTCTGGAGTAGTCTGCATTATATAGCTTAAAGAGTTTAAAGACAATGGTTGATTTTGAACAATACCATTTAAAAATTCTGTTTCTTGATAAAAATATCCTGCATTTCTTGACATCAATGGCTTTTCTGTTGCATGTATTTCTCTTAAGTTAGCAACAACAGAACCAGAACTAGTTAGTCCAGGGTAAGAAACATCTGGTATTGCTCTTGGAACAGATGATGCATAGAATCCAAAACTTTTTGATTCTCCATACATGTTGGGAACAGTTACCTTTTGTCTAACTCTTGATCTTTTATTTATTTCAGGAGCTTTCCAATCCGCTACACTGGTTGATGTATCAGGTATTTGCCAAGATGTAATCTCTATATTATTTAAGAAAATAGTTAGAGCTGTATTTGGATCTTCAATAGTTCCATTTTCTCCATCTGAGCCATCTGTTTTATTAAGAACAACCCTTAGATTAAAAATTGGATCAAAAACATAGCCGTATTTTGGAGCGGGTGCAATAGCATTTGGGTAGTTCTTAAATATTCTTGGTAGCTTGTTTAATGCATTGTTACACTGAGAAGTCACATCAGAATAACTATACAAGGTTGTTGAATCGTAAATAGCCATTATGTATGTGTAGCGTGGTGGATCGTATGGTATGCCAAGATTTGGATTAGTAGCACTAAACTTAATCATTTCAACAAATAGTGGCTGTAACGATCCAGTACTGCTTTGATTAATATAAAGGCCAGCTGCTGCTTGATCCTGATCTGGTATATCAAACTTTACTGAATATGTTTTATAAGATCTAGATGTTTCACTAGATGGGCACACAGCAATCTTAGTGTTGCTACTACCTTGACTTATTATTCCAAGTTTTGTAACATTTGGAAGGTTTATGTTATCAGCGTTGTCGTGGTTATTTGTTATTGTAGTATTACCAGTAGATGTAGAAAAAGCAAAAGAGCTACTGATTGTTTTTTCTGTTAGACCTTTACTAGATAAGGATGTTATTCGTGAATGACTTGTAGGCAATGTTCCATACATTCCACGTTGAACGTTAGTAATGTTTCCTGTAGGAGTTATTAGTATGTCATCGTTTTGTTCTTGTCTTACTCCTTCAACCAATGATTGGCTATCATTAACTACAAGTTCTACTGTATTTGTTTTAATGAAATCAGTAATTTCTGATGATAGCTCCAGGCTATTTTTAATAGAAACAGTTTTAGATTGTGTTTCATCTGAAAGAGAAGATATCTCGTACTCTTTATACTGAAAAGACATAATCTCGCCCTCTACTGCTACATATCCATTAGTATCCATATTAAAAGTGTGGAATATATCCAGTAAATCATTTTTATTAATAGTTAAAACATTAGAATCAGAAGACATGCTTTCTTTTAAATAATTAAATCCAAGTGAATCAGCAGACTGCTGCTCCCATACAACGTCATTGGATGTTGTATAGATAAACGAAGGCGAATCTTTTATTTTAAGATTTTTTACATTTTGTAATGATGGTGATTGTTTAACTCTTGGTGTTTGGTATCTTAAAGATATTTTTCCTGGTTTTTGTGCATTTGATATTGATACCCCCTTTTGCTGTATGTCTGCTTCTGATATAGTAAGTCCTTCAGATGTGTTAGACAAGATGTCAAAGAGACTCAAGAATCTCATTATTCCATACTCATCAATATATGCACCAATTTGATATGCAACAAAGATATCATTAAGAGCATCAATAATTGTTTTATCTCTTGAGTTAACATAGTAATAAGATATATCAAGTGGTTGTGACTTGTTGTTGCATATTCTATATAATGAGTCATAGTCATAGTCAGTAAATCCTGCAAGATCAAGAATATCGGTTATTATTTCAAATACCGTTTTTAAATTTGCAACGTAGTCTGGAGAAGGCTTTGACTGCAAATACTTAGATACATCATATGCTTGGACTGTTACATCTTGAATATCATTTTCTTTCCAAGAATCTGAGTAGAATACTCCTGCTGGTATGTAAACATTTGAATGAGCTGTAGCAGATGCTCCAAGAACTGCGCTGCTGCGTAAATGAAAATTAACATAAAACTTAATGTTATTTCTTAGCATATTAGAAAGAATAGTTAGCGAGTTATCACTTTGGTTTGAAAAGATAGGAACAATAGATCCATTCTTAGTTGCTGGTATTCCAGAAAAAGTTATATTAACATCATTTGAGTTCATTGAAGATATAGGCAACACAGTGTTTGATCCATCTAAAGATTTTTCTAAATCTAATCCAGTTACAAAGTCTGACAAATCAACTTCAAGTCTAGGAGATACTTCTATCAAATGCATTCTCTTTAAGTCTGCAGATGCGGAAGCACTTCTAGAAAGTTCAGTAAATGGAGTATTAACTGATGCACTAACTTGAGTAATTCTAATTTTATTAACTGTTGTTTTTTTAATTAAAGATCCGTCTGCTTCAAACTTTGGCATATCAGCTTGTGACCAAGGTGTGTTTGTCCATACAGTTCCATTCCAGTACAAAACAATAACACCAGTATTATAGGAGTCGCTATTTGATAATGGTGATAAGTTTGATACCTGTGATGTCACTGGTGGTGTTGCAGAGTTTGTTATAGTAGCAGTAACTAGTGATTCATTTATATAAAGGTTAAAAGTTGGAATAGTCATTAAAGTATTAAATTTAATTACTATCTTATTTGTCATTAACCCCTTTTCATAAATAGCCGTAATGCTTGGACTATATGTAGGGTCAGTTGTTACAGGGTCAGATACAAAGTATCTGTATGGGTTAATGTCTGTAGGCAATGCACTCTTTAATACTGGCAATTTGTTATCTACTAAAAAGAAACTAGGGTTTTGAATAATTGAGGTAATTGGCATATATTTATTTCCAATTTTACTACTATCAAACTTAGATGGTAGTTGTGAAACAATTTTTCTATGTCCTGGTGCAAATGAACAACTAGCATTACCTGAAGGAACGTAAGACTCACCTGGTCTAAAATATGAGAAAACACTATCTGTTGGAAACAAAGATGCATTCTTATAGTCAAAGATGGTTGTTTGATAAACTTCTGGTAAAGTAAAAGATACTAAAGGATTTGTATTTTCTTCAGAAAAACTGCTTGCTACAATTTTATAATCAAATGAATTAAATGTTTCTTTTGACCCTACATATGTTACTACTTTTGTCCACGTTAATGATGTGGCTTCAGCTTGTTGAGAACCAGACTGTGAACCAGATCCTTTTGCGTATGCGCTAATCATTACTGGTATTGGGCTATTGGTCTTTACGTATGTGATTACTTTATAGGCTGCTCCAGATAGTCCAGATACTGAGTATTGTGCTGATCCAGTTCCGCCAGACATTTGAAAGCTTTTTGTTGTAAAGTTTTCTTTGGGCACTATTGCATCTACATATGTAGCAGAAGCTGATATTGTTTGCTTTGTTCCAGTACCCGCTACGGTAATGTAAGGTGAATTAAATAAATTATGATTCCACTCAGCAGAAACCACTGGAATAAGATCAATAGATTCCGAGTTTTTAAATATATCAGAACTCTGAGTTTGTGTTAATGCTCCCACATTTAGCATTATATCTCCGTAAACTCAATGCTCATATCAACATAGTCTGAAACCTTTGTTCTATTAATAATTGTTTTAGAAAAATCAGTTATAAACACATGATATGTTTTAGACCTGTTCTGTGCTGTAACAAATATTCCTAATGGCTGTGATCCAAAGCCTGAGTCTACATTAAGTCCTGAAGATACAATCTTTAAGTAAATAGGCAGTCCTGCGTTAGACTTATAAAATGACTCAAGCCAAGCAGCGCTATAAAAACCATCAACACACTCAGAATGCTTTGATGGAACATATTTCCAAGAACAAGAAATATTATTTTTTTGAGCAACAACATATTTTCTCATTTTGCCATTGGCCATGCGGGATTGTGTTTCAATTAACTCTGTAGAAATATCAATGGCATCTCTATTATGATCTGTTATCTTATACCAAGTGTTACCATCAATAGAGATCTGTATTCCTGCATCAATTAAATATGCCATTATCTGCCCACCAAATTCGTTTTATTGTTTTTGCTTTGTATTCTTTCTAATTGTATCATAACCTCTTGTGCTATTTGCTTAGGGTCTTTATCTGCACCGTTAATTGTAATGTTATTTGTAACAGGTCCAGAAGATGAGAAGTTCTTGTTTTCTTGTGCAGTAAGTACACGCTCACCCTTGTGAAGCTGTGCAATTTGATCTTCAGGAATGTATGGTGAACCAACTTCGTAAGATGGAAGTTTGTATTTAGCAAGACCGCCATTAGCAAAACGAGAACCTTTGGCAATTTGAATTTTTCTTTCTATGGCTTTTATTTCTTCTTTAGTAAGATCTGTTTTATATTGGTAATAACCCATTTCTTTTCTAATTGACTCTATATCTGGATTGCTGACAGTGCCTCCCATGAAACCGTACATATTCATTATGTTGAATGGATTTAATGAATGGCTGCCCTGCACATCGCCTAGGTGCCTGTCTAACCATGATGATTTACCACTTGGATTGCACATGTCGCAGTTTGCTGACTCACCTAGGTGCCCTTGAAAAGAGTGAATAATCTCATGCATCGCTACGTCTTTTCCGCCAGCGGTGCTAAAAGGATTTAATCCCATCCAAGTGTCGCTCATTTTTGCTCTAGGCATGGTAATTGTGCCAGAATTCATTGCCCACCAGTTAGCAGGACCACCGCCTCGCTCTTCTCTTAGAGCATCTCCATCAAGAAATTGTATTGGAATAACTTTAGGGCCTGTATACTTGCTATATGCAGCTTTTGCAAGTATTTTTTCTCTATTTTCTGGCTTGATAACTCTAAACGGGACTCCTGTTAATCTTGTCAACTCATTTGCAGCCATATAGATAGAGGATAGATTTCTTTTTCTATCTTCTTTTCCTTCAGAAGTGTAATCTTTTACATCCAGATAAACTGGCCTTAGTTTACCATAACCGCTGTCTCTTTGAGCCTTGTAGTATGGTGTACGAATGGAAGCAGGTGAGGTGCCATCATCAGGAGATACGGATTCAGGGACATAAGTGTCAAATCCAGCTCCTGTTTCTCTGGATTGAAATCTTTGAACAACATTTTTTAGTACTGAAAATGCAGACAGTGGCGGGATCTTACCGCTAACTAATGTTTTTAATTGATTTAATGCAAACTTTGGAAGAGATTCTGGTTTTTGGTTATCAGTAAACTTAGGAAGATATGGGTTCCAGTAATCCCAGTCTCTGGCCCACTCTGGCACTTGCTCACCTGTTCTCATTGCCATATCATGTGGGGCTGTGTTTGATGGACCTGAAGTTGGAAACAGTTTCATTCCCATATCGTGTGGGGCTGATCTAGATGGAATTATTCCTCTCATCATATCGTAAGCATGCTGAGGTAAATTTGTTTTGTGCTTGTGTCCTACTGGACCAACACCGCCAGGGCTTCCTTTACCAAATTTTTGAATTAGTCCACCCTTAGCGTATCCATCAAGTTGATCTTTAAATGATAGGTCTGAAAATCCTACAGCATGCCCAGACTGTCTTTTTCGTAATTCCAACTCTTTAGCTTTTTTAGCAAGTGCTGCTGCAGATGGTGTTTTTACTGGTGCTGGAACAACGCTTGCTGCCATTGGTTGAAATGGCGACCAATCTACTCCTGGTGCTGCTCCCGCTCTTAGTCTACCTATCAGATTTGCATAAGATTGTATTTCATCTGGATCAGTGAGATTAAATGATGCTATGGCTTCTTCTACCAATGGAATTTGTCTGTTAATTTCTTTTATAATTGCATCATGGTATTCTGCTGGTGTCATTGATTGTGCAATTGGTGCTGTTGTTTCAGCAAACCATCTTTTTGCCCCGCCCTTTACACCTAGTAAATTAATAGCAGCCTGCTCTTGCATTGATGGCATTGAGGTGGAAAGCTTTCTCATTCCAGAAGCTACATCGTATACTCCTGAAGTTCCTGAGTCAACAAGATTTTTTCCAGACAGGTTTGCTTTTTGTAAATCTTTATCTCCACGCCACAAAGATGCAACCAGTTGTGTTATATATTCACCCTGTGTAAATTCTCCAGATGGGTTTGCAAATTCTGGATTATAAGCAGACTTTAATGCTAGCAGTGTTCTTTTTGCTTTTGCATCTGAAGGATCCATTATTTTTATTAAATCTTGAATTGGTGTAGTTAGTCCAACTTTTCTTGAAATTACATTAGATCTAATTTCAGATAAACCAGATAAAGAATCTGTTACTGGCTTGACAAATTCTTTTGTTCCATCTGCACCCTCATATAGACCACCAATTCCTCTAACTGGAAAACTTTTACCAACTGTTGCTTCTAGTTGTTTTCCTAATTGTGTGATTGGAAGATCTTTAAAGATACCGTTTTTAATAGAGGCATCTATTGCTTTCATTGTTTGTTCAGATGCTCGTGCTTCTTCTAGTGCTTTTATTCCTCGTGGCATACCAAGGAATAAACCTCTACTAGCACCCATTCCCATAAAGTTAAGTGGCAGCATGGATGCTCCTAGAGCGTCTCCACCTTTACCTTGTCCAGTAATAAGTCTTAATAGTTGTGCTGTTCCAAACATTTCAGCAGCTGGTGTATTTTTAGAATTAAATCCAGATACATATCTTTGGAACCAATTTTGTTTTTTACCATACTTTGGTCTTGATGCTAATCCGCCTTCTGCAAATCTACCCTTCATTTCAATAATCTTAGCTCGCATGGCAGTCTTAGATAAATCGCCAAGAATTTGACTTTCTACTTCACTTGCAGAACCCATGCCAGCATCTACATACTTATACTTATCGTGTCTGCTATAACCAATAGTTCCATCACTACCTAGCCATGAGTATGCAGGTCCGTCAGAAACTTTTATTGGCTTAGTAAGTTTAGCAGCAGTCTTTGCTGCCCCACCCCTTCTAGCCATTTCATATGCATACTTAGCATAGGCAGTAGTACCTTTAGGAGGTGCTTGAATTAGCGTATTTGTAAGAGCGTCATGAGGGTGTGGATGTACGTAGCCACCGTCATGATAACCAATCATGTTTCCGCCACCGCCACCTAGTAGCCCGCCAAAAGCTGCAGATGCCCCAGAGCCAATTAATGGGGGAGTAATCTTATCAATACCCATTCCAGGACCACTAGACTTTCTTAGTTGCTCTGCTAGCTGATGCCAGTAATCAGAGAACTGACCTACCTTTCCACTAAATGGAAGTCCTGGTATCTCTACTCCGCCCCATGGATCTTTGCCAGCATTATTAAATATAGGCTTTCCATTTTTATCAAAGCCAATCGGAGAGCCCTGATATAGTCTTTCTAATTCTCCCCAGTATCTTCCATATGGACTTCCAGTAGGCTGGTTATTAGAGTCATAGCTTCTTGCTGGCTTTTTCCACCAAGGATGGACTGCTCCGCCCTTTGCAAACTTTCCAGCATTCAATGCATCCATTACTCCTGTGCCATACTTCTTTACAGAAGAAGCTTTGACAACATACTCTCCATCTGAAAGCATTGCTGGAATAGAGTCAGATGTTGCAGTTCCTGGACCCTTTACTTTTCCACCAGGCTTGAAGTGCTTTATGTATCCACCTTCTGCTAATTTTTGTGGCTTACCCATTCTAATAAAGTCACCATTTTTTACAACTTTCCACTTATATGTAAGTCCATCTGCACCAATTGTACTAACAACAATAAAGTCTGTAGCTTTCTTTAAACGATCAAGATCTGTTTGGATTTGACTTCTAACGTATTTTTCAAATTCATCTCTAGTTTTTCCTGTTACTTGTGATGTATCCCACCACTGTTTGCTATCATTCCATGCTACTTTTGGATCAAGGTCTGCAGCTGTGACAGGAATAGCTGCATCTGCAGTTGTTGCACCCGCAGGCCATATCTTTGGTTTATTTTGTTCAACCCAAGCTTTTCTGCTTGCTGCACTTACATCTACTGGAACCGCAGTAGAAGAGTTTGTGCCTGATTGTGTTGTATCAAATGTTATAGAACCAATAGCTGCAACAATGCTTGCTGCGTTAGCAGCTGCATCTGCAGATGCATCATTAATAGCAGATACAACATCGTCAGACATTGCTTGAATTGCATCTATTTGGGCTTGCAGTGCATCAGATTTTGCTTGTAGGTCTGATATTGTTTTTTCTTTATTAAATTCTACTGTATTGTTTTGTTTTTCTTGTAAAAGGCTTGCAGCTTCAATATACTTTCCTCTAATTTTAGCTTCAAGAATTTGCTGATCAAGGTCTTGTTGTTTTTGTGTATACTCAGATTGTTTTTTTAACTCATCTGTTATTGCTTGTTCTTTCTTTATTTCATCATCAATAATTTTCTTTTTTGCTTTAAGAAGTTTAATTTGTTCTTTTGTAGATTTTACTTGAGCATCAGCTAACTCTTTGTATTTTTTTGTTACGCTTCCTGAATTTGTTTTTTCCCATATTTTTGGATCATTTAAAAAATCAAGGGCTGCCTTAGCTAAATCTTTTCCTTGTGTTGCTGGATTAATTTTTGCTTCAAACCCTTTTCCTACTGCAGCCATAATTAATCCTGTTTGCTCTAACGTTATTCCGTTTACTCTCTTTAGTGCTTGAATTGCTTGAGCTGCCTGCAAGTTTCCTACTTGAATGTATGCATAATATAGTGCACCCAAACCTTCTGCTGCAGAAAGACCAGATTGTGCAACACCATCTAAAATAACATCTAGTTGCTGTAAAGATGATGCATTTGCTGCTGCAGCCATTACTTGCGTTAATGCTGTTCCTAATGTTAGAGAGCTTCCTGATGCATCTTTTAGTGTTTGCACAACTGCTTCAGTTTGACTTTTTAAATTCATAAAATTAGATCCAACCATAGCAACCTTACCACTAGATGCTAAGATTAAATCAAAAGTTTTTTGTGCTTGATCTGGTTTAATTTGACCCAGAGCAACTTGTGTTGTAACAAAAGCTTGGGCAATTTTATTAATTTTTTCTGGAGATGATTCTTCTGTTAAACCAGTTATAAGATCTCTTAAAGGATTTCCTTCTGGCAGCTGGCTAACCATTTCATTAAATCTAGCAAGCTCATCTGTTGTATATCCAAATGCTTTGCCAATATTTTCTAAGCTACCGCCTACAATTCCAAGAGATACACCAAAGTTACTTATAGAAGTATCTACATTAACTATTTCATTACCAAAATATGCAGCTATATCAGCACTAGATTTGAATGCTGCTTCTGTCATTGCTTTTTGAATTCTTTGTTTTTCAATTAATTCACTTATTGCAGATGATACAAGACCTATTGCTGCACCAGCTGCAGCTCCCCAAGGACCAAATAGCATACCCATGCTTGCACCAGTCATTGTTGACTGTATTAGATTTTTACCAGCAAAATCAGGCGCTGCACTAAGAGCCATATTAGCACCCATAAGTCCTACGCTGCCTTGAACGCCACCGAACTTAGCTCCAACTTTTTTAATGTTTGCGTATTTTGCTTTTCTTGCACGCTGATTTTTTAGTTTCTTTTTTTCCTTCTCAGACATACCGACCATTGGAAGAAGGGTTGTTCCTGATGGCATGCTTGGTCCTATTGGAGCAGGGCCCTGTTCTCTTGTTGCAATGCGACGAGCCTTACCACTTTGAGTTGATTTTTCTTTTGTTTTATTTATTGCTTCTTCTTTTGCTGTTTGATATGCAATACCATCTTCTTTACCGTGGGTAGCAGCCAATCGGTGGGGGCTTCCTCTGTCTAGGCTTGCCTCATAAGGATCTTTTGTTGATGCCTTAACTCCCTTTGTATACTCTGTGCCATCTTTAGATCCACGTTTAAATAAAGATTTAATTCTACCTCTGTCGTCATAGTAGTCGTCTCTAACTGATGCATCTACAACAGCACTTTGATTTCTTTTAACTCTTTTACCTGAAAGCCCCATAAATGATTTTCCTGAACCAAACACTGCAGCATCCGATGGAACTTGTTGCCCTGGTTTATAAGGAGTGCCGAATTGAACTTGGCCCTTTGCCATATCTCTTGGAACTGCATTAAGCTGTGTTCTATTAAATACATTAGTCTTTGTATTTTTTTCGTCATAGCCAGCAACTGCGCCCATTTCTTTTAGCAATGTTGCTTTGTATGCTGCCTCTTTTATTTTTCTTTTTTCTAAATCTGTTTTTGCTTCTTTTACAAGTTGTAGTGTTGCTTTTTCTGCTTCTGCAATTTTTTGTTTTGCCAAGGTAGATGCCTCTTCTGCAGACAAACCTTTTTGCATTAATGTATACTCTAATGCTTGAGTAGATTTCATTTTTGTAAAATCTGCTTTTTTAGCTTCAACTTCTTGTTGAGACAGACCAACTAAGCTTTTTTCTAAATCTAGTTGTTCTTGAACTAATATTTTTGCTTGTTCTTTTTGCGCCCTAGTATTATCTGTTTCATTTTTAGATGGTTTATCAATATAGGCTTGAGCTTTTTTACTTGCTTCTTGCGCTTGTTCAAATGTTATTGGTTCTCCTGCAATGCCAGCGGAATTTAACATAAAGTTTCTATCAGCAGATGTTTTAGTTGTTGTTCCAGCAAATTCACCAGTTCCGATTGCTGTTACATCTTCAATATTATTTTCTAATAAGCTACTAGACAGACTTCTAAGAGATGTTTCAATAGTTCTACTTACTGTTACCATTCCATCGGCTGTTGTGGACAATCTTTGAATACTAACACCAACATCTGGCAAAACTGACAAAACTCTTTGCATTGTTGGGTCTGACAGTGTTGTAGTTAATTGTGCTGGAGTAAATCCCTCTATGTGGCTTGCTACTGTTTTGGCACCTGGCTTTCCAACAGAATACCCAGGAATATTGTCTGCAATCATTCCATTAATGAGTCCACCATACTTCTTGCTCATCTTTGTTGGAATTACTGTTTCTCCAGGCATGAGTAGTGATAGCTCTGTGTCTTTATTTCCTGTACCGCCAACTACTGCAGGCTTTCCATTTGCTCTCTTTGTAACTGGTGCTCTTTTAAATGGAACCTTGGTTGGCATTAATTGTGCCTGTGCTGCAACTGCTCTGTAATATGCTCTTGTTAGTGCATCAACTGCTGAAGCTTCTACAGTAAAGGTTTGTGCAAGATTTTTGTGCACTTGATCAAGAGATGCTGCAACCGCTGCTGCATTTCTTTGCTCAAGAGTCATATACTTAACTTCAGTACCTAGCGTTGCACTAGACTTACCAGCTTTATTAAAAATACTTTTTAGGAATGTAAAGCCTTTAATTATATTTGCTAAACCGTTTGCAAGCAAACCAAATGTCATTAATAATACTGGACCAAGGCCTGCAACTATTGCTGTTAATGTAACAATAACCTTTTTTGTTCCATCTCCAAGATTATTAAACTTATCTAAAATTTTTGTAACAAACTCAGCAATTGGTGTTACTGCTTTTAAAAACTCTTCTCCTACTGGAACTAATGATAGCTTAAGATTTTCAATAGATGCTTTAAATTTGTTCATTGCAGACTCTGAAGTCATTCCTAATTCTTTTTCTGACAATGCTGCAAGTTCTTGAATTGATGATCCAGCTAGGTCAAGTACACGTGATGCCTGAGTTCCTTCTTTTGTTACGTTTGCAAATAAAGTAGATAGACGAGCAAACTGAAACTTACCAAACATTTGTTCAATTGCTTGTGCTCTATTTAGTGGATCAAGTTGATTTAATGCTGTTGCAAAGTCAATAACTGTTTTCTTTAAGTCACCCTTATTGTCTACAACAATCTTTTTTATATTAATACCAAGACTGTTAAGCATTGCTGCTGCTTTTCCAGTTGGGTTAATCATAGAAGCAAGACCAGACTTGAGTGCGTTAGCACCTTCTGATGCGTTTATTCCACCTTCCTTCATTGCAGTCATAAAGAATGCTAAATCCTTAACATCTCCGCCAAGCTGTTGAATAACTGGTGCTGCCTTTGGAATTGCAGTTGACATGTCATCAAGTGATAAAACAGTTTGGTTTTCTACTGCGTTAAGAAAGTCAATATTCGTTGCTAAATCTTGAGATGACATTGAGAATGCATTTTGCAATGCAATGGTAGTTTCAAGTGCCTTTTGGCTTTCAACTTGTCCTAAAACAGAAAGCTTGGTTGCTGCTGCTGTTTGTCTTTGAAGGTCAACTCCTTTAAAACCTGCTGCTGCAGCTTCTGCTGCTAAACCTACTGTATCTTTTACTGCGATGCCATACTTTGTAAACTCTTTTCCAAGAGCCTTTATTTCTTCTAATGCTGCAGTACTTTCTGTCGTTGATGTAAATAGATCACCATATACCTTTTTAAAACGTATTGCCTGAGTTTCCATATCCATAAATGTTTTAGCAGCTGCTGCTCCAACAGCCATTAATGGAATTGTAAAACCAACCATAAGCTGACGGCCAGCCCATTGTGTATTTTTACCAAAGTTTAAAAGATTAGTTGATCCTTGCTTTAACAGCTGATTAAGAATTGCCTGCTTTTCAGCAGCAATCATTGTCTTTGTTGCAAGATCATTCATATCAAGAGATAGAGGTCTTACGGCAATTGCCTTCATTGCACCGCTAGCATCACGGCCCATCTTAATATATTGTGTTTGAAGGTCTTTTACATTTTCTCTTGCTACTTTGTTTATTGTATCAAACTCAGTTTTAAATAGTTTTCCAAAAGTTTTTGATGCCCCACCAGCATATCTAAAATATTCTTTCATGGAGAACTTGTTTTTTTCTAAAGAGCTTGTAAAAGATTCTGTGGTTGTTTTGATTGTTCTCATTTGGGCAGAGAACTGGCCTGTAGCATTAATTGAGTTAATTAAGTTTTGCTGCATTTGGGCAGTGACTGCATTTGCTGCAGCACCGCCTTTTGCCATTGAGGTATGAAAGGCTGATATCTGTCTTTGTAAGTTTTTGATACTGGCTAGTGCTTCAGTAGTATCAATACTTACTTTAATATTAGACTGAACATCAGCCATTCAATACACCTCTTTATTTAGTTATATTATTCTTCAGTATTAAAAATTGATGCTGCTTCAGAAAGTTTAATTCCTGATGCTGTTTCAACAATCTCATATACTGTAGGCAAGTCAATATTATCCTCAAGCGCAGCAATGTCAGTTGCTAGCTCTGGCTTATATTGTTCCATTGCGATTAGTACACACTCCATTAGTAGATTGATTGATTTATCATTATCTTCTACTACTGCTGCAATACCCTCAAACTTTTTCATAAACTTTCGTAAAAGTGAAATCTTAAGCGGTCTTAAGGTTATCTCTGTACCATCAATTAATTTGACTTTATGCGCTTCATGCACAGTTGTTGCCATATTGATCCCTCCCTTGGGTTTAGATTAATTATACCATGAGAGAGGGGTCTCTTGCGTCTTCATAATCAAGACCCATGCCAATTCCAAATCCTACTCTTTGAGCATTTTGTCCTTGCAGTGCTAATATGTCATTACTATCATTTGTTGCTCCACCGCTAAATACTCTAGCCTTTAAATCTTCCCATTCTTTTTGACCTTTTTCAGGTTCAGATCCGCCTTCTAAATCAATACCTTGAATTGATGCAAAGAATTTCTTTTCTTGATAGTCTAATTCTCTTTTACTTGCTATTATTGATAATAGTTCAGACAATGATATTGATGATTCTAGCTCACTGTAATCTTTCCATATACCCAGCAAAAATACCTCTGATTCAAGTTTTGCTAAATCAAAGTCTTCCCATGTTGGACCAGCCTCACTACTTTGGGCCTGAGTCTTTATGCTTTCTTCTGAATCTTCACCTATTTTTATATTTGCAGCAACCTCTAAAATTTCATGTACTGTTGGTAAATCTATGTTATCTTCAAGATCTTCTAGGTTTTTAGATATTTGAGGATAGTATTGTTTCATTGCAATTCTTGCACACTCTAATAAAACCATCATTGATTCATCGTCATTTTGTGCATACTTTATTTTATTAAATACATCCATAAACTCTCTAAGATACTTAATCTTAAGAGGCATTATTTCTATTTCTGTACCGTCAAATAAATAGATGTTTTTTGTTTTATATATTGATGTTGCCATAGTCTACTAAGTCTACCACAAAAACAACAAAGCCCACCTCGTTATGAGATGGGCTGAGCTGTATTATTAAGTTTTTATTATGCTGGTGCAAATGTACGGTCAACGATCTTACCGTATGATCCAGAACTATCTTCTGGTAGTAGACGGAATGATACTTCAAACATTGAAGCCTCATCACGCTTTGCTGCTACTGTTACATTCTCAATTGAGAGTGCACGGTATGCTGTGTATACACGTTCTGTTACTGCAGCTGTTGCAGGGTTTCCAGTTCCTGGACCCACGGCAACGATACCACGCTCTAGTGCAACATCGCCAATGTCTCCTGCTGACATGTCTAAGACCTGTCCTGCAGATGTTGACTTTGTTCCTGATAGCTTTGATTCTGGTGATGCAAGTGCTAGTAGAAGATTTTCTAGAGTAGCTTCAGCAAAAGCAGTTGCAAGGCTAACCTGCATACCCTGCTTGTATAGCTTAGCAACGTCAAGAACCTGATCTACTTGAACTTCACCAAAATCTGGCTGGAACTGTAGTTCAAGACCATTCATAGTGTAACCTACGTTTGTGTAGTCTACAGCATTTAGTGTTGATGTAAGTGTAGTCTTAAAAGACTCTGTTCCAACAAACGGCTTTAGTGTTGATGGAGTTAGTGTTGTATCTGCAATAAAAAGTGCTGCTGCGCCAACGATGATGTTGTTGGACGTTCCACGACTATATGGCATATTCTTACCTCTTTTCCTTTAAAGATAGATATTAAATTATACGGCGTTCTGTTTCCTCAAGTCAATTATAACAGCGTTTTAAATGACTAATTTAGTAGCCAAGGTCTCTGGCTGCCAGGAGTGGGCTGTCAAATCAGGCATCTGGTGATAGTCAAAGTCAATAATGATCTTATTGCCACCATATGTACGGGCTGTACCAAAGTCTATAATATCTCTGGTCTCCTCAAGCTGGTATACCTTGAAATTATGGAAGTAGAACTGGTTATCTAAAACCTCTGTAGGGCTTACCCTAATCTGACGGTTACTACACCAGTTGTTGATTTCTTCTGCTGTTTCATCAAAACGATCCATAAGCCTTAAAACTGACTCTTGAATCATTACCATTTTTTCTACTGGATTTTCTCCTGTAGCATAAAAATAATACAGCAACTGTTCGCACTTAATATGAGGAAAACCTTTTTTATTCATCTTGATTAGTCTATCCCATGTAGCAGCAACGCCTTGAGTGCTGCGACCAAAGAACTCTGTTAGATCATCTATTGTTGATGGTGTTGATGGAAAAAATGGAAGTGAAGCACCAAAGCTTTCATCTTCACCAAGCTGTGCTTTTAAAACCTCTGTAATTTTTTCTTGAAGGTATTTGTTTATCCACAAGACTGGAGTATTAATTACACCAGTCGTTCCTAGCCAAATTTCTCCATACGTCATTATTTAATCCCCGCATTCGCTATCCATCTATATCCTACCTGAACACCCTTTGATCTACCAGAAAGCTTTCCTGATCTTAGATTTCTTGAGTATACAACTGGGTTAGATAGGTATGCTTGTACACCACTTATCCTTAAGAATGCTTGTGTAAAGTATCTATTAAAAAATGTATCAACTATATTTTGAAAAGATCCTTCAACCTGATTTCCACCAGGATTTACTACTACAACCTTGCCTTTAGTGAAGACTGTATCTCCGCCATCTTCAAAAACCAAGACGCTTGCCTTCTTTGGTTTAATGGTTACTGGAGTTCCTTCTTCCATTATTTTAGCCTTATTATAAAAAGGTACTGACGAGCCATCTTTAATTGATGTTGATTGCTTCATGGTTGACACAAACGAAAGGCCAAGGTTGCTTATTGTGTAGTTTATATCGTATAGACGTGCATCAGGACTTCCCACTTTATACCATTCATATATATGGTGTAGTGCTTTTGGATTTACCCTGGCATTTGAGTCTATATATTCTTTCAATATTTCAGATGTTAGTTTACCCATGTTATTTAAAAACTTTGTTTTTCCTGCTTGTGCGCCCTCTAAAAATCCAACAGAGTAGTCAATTATATTTTTCATTTCTTTTTTAAACATCTTATCATTCATTATAACTCTCATTATAAATCACTTGCCTGATTCTCTGATCGTCTTAATACTACCTTATGATATTCAACTGTACCAAATGGACCAACAATAGCTTCTGTTGTAGCAATTTCATAGATAGTGGATTTGCCATCTCTTGGTCCAGATGTCTCTATATAGATGGAATCTTCTTGGGTTGTTCTTATATTTGTAATAAGCACATTTGTTACTGCATTTCTTGAGTTACCCTTGCCAAACCTTAAGTCTGACCTTACTCTCCCAATTAAAATATTTTCTTTGGTAATGTTTACATTAGGCTTAACTTCTTCTTTGCCAACTATGCCAACTGGACCAAAATTACAAGCTACAGATCTATCAAGAATCCATTGCTTTTTTAAGTTTCCGTAAACACCTTGCTCAACAACTGGATAGTAAACATCTGCAAGTAATGGATATATAAAGTCTGTTGATTCGCATAGCATTAAATGATGCCAATCTTGGTAATACTCTTTTTATATTTTTCAAGAATTTTATCAACTATCATGTTTCCAGTACCGTTAAAACTCATCTTATCAAATTGAATTTTGAACTGGTCTGTATTATATGATGTTACATATCGTTTGTAATAATCTAGCTTTCCACACTTAAGGTCATCAATGAGTACTGTTGTTGCATACTCAATGTCTGCTGGTACTGCTTTATACCCTATATCTAAAACAAGCACATAATCAAATCCTTCTGGAAAGTCTGCACCAGCATAGCCATAAAATGCTAGATTTCCAGGAGATACTGGAAGTCTTACTGGCCTTGACTCAAACCTATTATATTGATCAGACTCAACTCTTTGAACAGATGAGTTGTCTAGTGTAACTACATATTGATATTCTCCTACTGTTGTATCGCTAACGTCATAAACAAGCTCATTGTTTTCATAAACCTTTAAAACCTTGTTAACGTTTTCCCATATTGGAAAAAGATCTGTTCCGAGACCTACTGTTTGAACAATGTGTTTTTCGTTATAAAATCCATCAACCACGTGTGAATCAATAATTGATCTTGCAACCAGCTCAAGCATCTTATATTCTGCAATTTCTGATGCAGTGGTTCCAAGTTTTGATGGATCTGTATATGGCCTAACAATGTCTAAGTTGCTATCTACAACAAGAACACCTGCCGTGGTCTTAATTTTAAATGAAAACTTTCTATCATACTCTAACTTGCTTTGCGGTATTGTGTAGGTTATTTTTTTGTTTATATTAGATGTAGCTGTTACTGTTTCTACAGAATGATCAACTAAGTCCTCAATATAAATAACGTAGCTTGTAGTTGCTAATGGGACATCCCATGTAGTCACAATTGGGTAAGGTGGTAGTCTTAGAATTTCCATTATTAGCTGTATGCTCCCTTTAGTTCTTCTGGGCTAGCTTCACGAACAGATCTATTAGAAATCCATTTGTCAGCATGCTCTTTAGTAACTATGTTATATCCAATTTTTAATTCTCCAACACCAACCCAGTTAAGATTTCTTTCAGAGTAAACTGCAACCTTTTCTTCGGGCTTGTGTTTAAATACTGGCTCTGTTGTTTCTTTAGGTATAAAGTTTAAAATAATTTCTAATATGTCTACTTTTTTACTTACACCAAAAATATCAATATTGTTTTGCTTTGCATAAGACTTTAGCTCAAAGACAGTTTTGTTGCTTAATTCTTCAACTACAGACATCTGTCCTCCTTTGACCTATGCAACAACAAGTAAGTTTTTACTTGTTAAAGTATGTTTCAATCTCTTCTACGCTTGCTTCACGAACCTTGGTATGGCGAAGGAGCTCTTCTGCATCCTTTTTACTTACTCTTGAATAACCCTTTGAAGCAGAAGCTCCAGATTCTGTAACAATGTCTTTAAGGGCATAAAGTACAACTGAGTCTGACGAATTAGGTGTTTGCTGGCTTGGCTTTGGAGCTTCTGGGGCAGGTGCCTTTTGCTCAACTGGTGCTGGCACAACAGTAGGTGTTTCTTTAATTAGTGCGTCAACTGCTGGCACATTTTCTACTTTATTAAAATTGTCCATTTTTTCCTCCAATATTAAATGAATTTAATCATTTTACTAAATTATACCACAATATGACTGAGGGAGACAGTTGTTACGCTGTCTCCCTCGTCAAGTTAATCAGTGATGATTATGCGTCTGCTGCTGCATCTGCGTAAGCAACTGCATCAAGCTCTTCCCATTGAAGACCGAAACGAACGAATACTGTGTATTCAATTGTATCCTTCTTTGGCTGGTAAGTACGGTTTACAGTGATATCACGCTGGAATCCCCATACACGGTTTGAAGGGAATGTAAGATCTACATAGCCTGCTGGGTAGTATGGAACTTCCTGAACGTCAACACCAAGAACACGTGTTGTACGTGCTCCACCAAATGTCTGAGCTGTACCATCAAGGTATGCCTGACGATTTGCTGGTGTACCTGCTGGGCGGTTAGCAAATGCTTCTGCTACTGCGTCTGCAAGTGTACCGTTGTTCTTGATGATTCCTTGGAATGCATCTGTACCTGCGTAGAACTTTAGGTTAGACTTGATTGCACGATACTTACGTGGCATTGCAAGAATAATATTCTGCATTACTTCTGTTGTCCATGCGTTGTTTGCAACTGTTACGACTGACTCATTTGCGCCTGAGCCTGCTGCCTTAACCTTTGAAACGAAGCCTTCCATGATGTTCAGGAATGCGTCTCCGCCAGTTCCTGTACCATTGATTGCAAGATCTTCAATGTCGTTAGCAAAAGCATTTGTCATCAAGCGAACTAGATGATCTTCCAATGCTCCGCCTTCAATATTATCTTCAAGTGCTTCTGTTGAAACTTCCCAGTCAAGACGAATCTTCTTGGTTGTAAGTTCAACCTTAGAGAATGTTGCACCTGCATTTGAGAATGTAGGTTGTGCCTGTGCTGCTGCACGGATGACACGCTCTCCAACGTTAACCTTTTCAAGTTCCATTGTGTTTGCACGCATTGTGACTCTACGTCCATCTTGAGCTAGTACAGTTGCATCCCATACATAATCAATAAAGCGACGAGCCTGCTCTGGAAGCAGAATACCGCCTGGCGTACCAGATGGATTTACTGCGTTTGGTCCAGAAGTAAGTCCAAAGTTTGCAGTTGCAATGTTACCCATTACATCTGTTGGAGAAAGATTTCCAAGTGGTCCCTGTGCTACTGCACCGCCGATGCCGCCTGAAACTGCAACGCCGTCACCTGTTGGATGATTAAAAGACTTTTGAATATCTGTGTTATTTTGTTCTGACATATTGTTCACCTCCTAGTGATTTTGTTTTAGTTAAATAGGTCGGAATTTTTGAGGAAACGTCCGCCCCATAGGGATTTCTGAATCACTTTAGGTGATTCCTGTACAATCTCGCCGAGATCGCCAGACTTGCGGAAAGCGGTATCTGCAACTACGGCATCTACGGTCTTTCCAAACTCGTTAAAGTTTCCCTTAACTTCCTTAACTTCATTTGTTACGGATTCAAGAGACTTTGTGATTGCATCAACATTGGCTTGCATAGCCTTTACTGTTGCTGCTAGATCGCTCAAGGCATTAGTTACAGAGTTTTGAATTTCAGAAACTGCCTTAGCAACTTCTGCTGTTGCTGATGCAACCTCAACAATTGCTTCGTCATTCTTCTCTGTTACTTCTTCAATAGAAGGAGCACTACCCTCTTCAACAACTGCATCTGACTTTTCGGCTACAGTATCTTCTGTAACCTCTAGTGACTTTGCAACTGCCTCAGCAGGAGCCTCTGGAGCAACCTCAACTTCATTAACTACTTCTGCTGTTGGTGCTTCTAGCACATCAACAGACGATGTTGTTTCTTCTGTCATAGGATTATCCTCCTTTGCTATCTTAATTGTTCTAATGCCTTTTGCACTATCAACTAAGAACTTTATCATTGTGGTTTTTTCTGAATCACTTTTTTCAACAAATCCTATATTTTTCATTTCTTCACCAGACACTGGGCTTAGCTCAGTTTCATTTTCAGATATTGTAACGATGCCAGACTCTGAGTCCCAGAATACATTTTCAACAATTAAATCTGCTGAAGATCCAGTAATTGTATTTACACCGTCAACTTTTTCAACTGACATAATGTTTGCGAATTGATTAGCAGGGGAATCAACAAGACTCAACTCTATTAAATCATATTCTTTAATAATTCTAATTGGCTTATCTGATTTTTCATCATAGCCATCATCCCACTTATTCATTCGTCCCCCAATAGAAAAACCAGTATAGGTTCCATCTAGAACTTTTTCCCAGGCATCTTGTGCGCCCTTTGAAATGTAAGCAGAAACAAATACGCCCTTATAAAACTTCTTTGTTTCTGGATCAAAGTATTTTTCTTCTTTAAATGAAATCATTTTACCAACAGCTGATGGTTGGTGCATTTCACGAATGTTTCCACGGAACTTAGCAAAAGCATCCATTGAGGCTTCAGTAGTTACAATGTCATCTTGCTTATCTAAGTTATCTAAAGATGCAAAACCAGAGACAATTCTACGGCCTTCATCAACTTTTGTGAGAGGCATAGATAGGCGAACGTTGTCGCCATTGGTCGTCCAATGTGCTTTATTTATATTCATGACGATTCTATTATACCAAACCTTTTAAAACATTTCTCAACTATTGAGACGCTCTACCCTCACCCTTTGGATTACGTCCAGTTGTAGTTGCTGGTCCATCAGATTGGCTATTTGTTCGTTCTGTATTTCTTTCTCTGTTACCTGCAAGGTTAGAGTTTGAATCTGCTGCTTGTCTTGGTGACATTACAAAAGGTGTATCTCCATCTGGATGTTGAGGCAAACCAATTGCTTCACGTGCCTCGTTAGGCATCATTACTTGAGTTTTAACATAACGCTCAAGAATTTGTGATTGAGTTATTTCGTCCGTAAGTGTAAGCTCATTAAACTTTAACTCCAGAATATCTGTCTTTTCCTTAATGATTTTGCTAATTACCTTGTTTAAATGGCCTTGGGCTGGGCGTGAAACCTGTTCCTTAAATGTACGATCTTGTGCTATTGATGCTGCAATGGCTGCTGAATCAGTACCGCCAAGCTTTGAAATTGGTACTTGATGGGCAACAAGAATATCATCACGGTTTTGCTTGCGATACTCTTTAAAGGAACCATCCTGTATACCGTTTTCAATTGGCTCCATCTTAAACTCAACCTTGTTTTGGTCTGTATCTCCAGGAAGTGGGATGTAAAGAGTTCTATGTGATTGTGCCTTTAATCCTGTTTGTAGGAATCGGAACATCTTGTCTTCTGCTTCGTTAGAAAGCTTTGCTCCTTTGAGAGTTACAACATAGCGTGGAACAGCCTTGTTCTCAAAATAATCAATGTTATATTGAGATGCAAGTTGATCTCCAAGCAATGATGGAATTGCTGCAACAATATCAGGGATACCATAATATGTATTTAAGGGTGAGTATTCCTTTATGTGAATAATTTCATTTGGTCGTGGATCTGATGTTACTGGGTTTGCATTAGTTGCACCAAAATTTCTAAAGTAAACAACTTTTTGACCAATGATCTGCATAAAGCCATCACGTAGGCGACGTATGCGAATTGTTGTTGATGGGATATGTCCTACGTAACCAATATCTCCGTTTACTGTACGACCAACCTCAATGAAACCATTTCCAGTTGATTCAAGGTCTGTGTATACCTTTTCCATTGTTTTTGTAAATGAATCATCATCATTAAGGCCTTCAAGCCAATCACGCATTTCAAACTTCATTCTTTCAATACGCTTGCGTGCTTTATCTATAGCACTTTGTTCTTTGCCTTCAAAGCTCAACATGGTGCGACCTGTTACTTCAAAAGAATATCCAAGTCCAACAATGTTAGCAACCTTGGCATCAATGGCAGCATGATTAGCAAAAGAAGTATCATAAAAATTTGCAAGTTCATATAGATTAAATGGAGGAGTAATTACATCAAATAGGCCATATCCATTTCGGTATACTGTTCCAGGATTAATTGCTTTTGATGCAGCATCAACACCCGTTGGAGTAGAATTAGCAGAATCTGCATAGGCTTCTGTATTTATATCTACGCCTGTTGATCCATATGCATACTCTGCTTTGCCAATACTTCTCGTTGTTCTACGACGAAAGTTTTGATCAAGTCCAGAAAATTCTTTTATTGTATCCCAAGACTTATTAAATGGATCTTGCTCTTTAAAAACATTTTCCCGTTCTTCTTGAGTATTTAAACTTGCAGAAATATATGTGTAATCAATATCCTCACTCATCAAAGGCCTCTCTTCCAGCAACGTTTAATGTATCCTGTGCTGCTTTCCATGCCCCAAGGTCATTCATTGAAGGAATCAACCCACTAGACATTCTGTCAAGCTGCTCTGAATGTTGTTCATCAGAAATACGTGTTAGTCCAGGAACAAAGATCGCTTCACCGTCTCCTGGATCACCATAATGTTTTGCTGCACTTTTAAGTTCCGCAATTTTAGTAAAGTCATTACGCATTGATTCAATGTTTAATACATTGCCACTACCGTCAGTAAACCACTTTCCAGTAGACTTTTTATATACATAAAGTCCCCAATCGTAATTCTTTTCAATGACCTTTTTACGGACATTTCCTACAATAGGCAAACCAGTCTTTTGATTAATTAGTGGATTATTTACATTACTCATAACCATAAGTATACCATAACACTGTTAAAGTGAACAGGCCCTTACCATTAATAGAGTTTAATCTCACAAGCATCTGTTGAGCAATACTGCTCTCCTTCAGCCTCAAGATTTTCTATTCCATCATAAATAGCAGACCAGTCAATCTTACCAATTGTGCCTACATATGCGTTGTATTCTTCTCTTGAGATTTCGCTATATGGTTGCTGTGGATAAACCTTATCTCCCATTGGCAAGAAGGATACAGCCTTTAACTGGCCTTCGTACATATTTAATGCTGGAGCAACAAACTTCTTTTCAGTCTCTTTGTTAAATGAAAGTGTTACAGAAACACCATTATCTGACCAATACTTCTGGGCTGTTGCTGCTAGACCAATCTTCTCAAATAGGCTAACATGTTTTTCAGAACGCTTGTGTCCTGAAGCAACTGGGAAATATACTACTGAGGTATTTGCTGATACTAAGTCTGGTTCAATCTTATACCCTGCAGCTTTAAAAAGATGAAGCATTGGATCAGTATTTCCAAAACGTATAGCACGAAGATAAAACTCTCCTCCAGGTCCCCAGTGAACTCCAGGAGTTGCACCAGAAAGTAGTGACACTGATCCTGATGGCTTGACCGTTGTTACACGAACTGATTCACGAACACATAGCCACTCTGAATATTGATGATCATAATGACGAATCTTTTTGTATCCTTCATCCATCCATTCACGAGTTGTTGGAAGTCCATATGTGTCTGCAAATGATGCAATACCTGTCAATGAGGTTCCAATGCGACGATTACGTTGCATAATACCGTTTGTTTGTGGCCAGTGTGTTGGAAGAAGCGTTACAGTCTTTCCATAAAGGTACGCAAATTTCAACGTCTTGAGGAAGTCCTCCTTGGATTCATGACGATTTAAGTGCACTTCTACAAGTGTACAAAGTTCGTATGATTCCAATGGCTGCTCCGCACAAGGGTTGAAGCCCATAATGCGACTGTCCTTATAATCAGGAGCATCCGCAAGACGGCCATAATCACGGGCAACATCAAGCCAGATAAAACCTGGCTCTCCATTGTCTGCAATTAAATCTACATAGTCTTCATATTTTGTTCCAACTGTTGCTGAAATAGAGTTGTTTGACATCCATGCCCAACCTGGCTTTTCTGGATCATATGAGTTACGTTCTGGAAATACTTCTGGATTCTTAAGATTAATAAATCCATTATCTTCTGCAGTACCAAGTGCAAGAGTAGCAGAACGACGAACATTTCCTGATACCACACAGGTACCAATAAGATTAATAATATCAACAATAGCACGGCTATCTAAGAACTCTCCTGCTCTAGAGCCAATTACATTGCGAATACGTGTATGGAGATCAATGAGTGGTGCTGGACCGCTTGCAACGCCTCCAAAGCCCTTAATAGGGGCACCTAGTGGACGGATAAGGTCATAGTTAAAAAGCTGAATTGATTGATTTTGGCGTAAAAATGAGTTAATCAAGATACGAACTGATTCAACCCAGCCTTCACGAGTATCAGGAATATCATATGTTGATTCTGGCTCTGTTGGTGCGTAGATTGCCATTTTCTTATCTTGGCCAAGAGTATCAAAGCCAACTCCAATACCTAGCATTAATGCATCCATTACCCAAGCAAATAATGCACCAGGATCATTGCGGTCAAGGTCTCTAGTTGAAACCATTGCACAATTTTGGAGGGATGAAGAGTTGCGCTTTTCCATAGTCATTGGTGTACCAAATGCCCAAAGACCACGACCTGGAGGAGTCCACTTTAATTCAAACATTCTTTGAAAGGCTTCCTGTGCAGACTTCTGTGCTTTATTATCATTCCATGGTAGACGATTATCTTTAGCATGATTCTTTTGAACTGAATACATACCCTCAATTACACGGCGACAAACCTCATGCCAGCGTTCTTTTGTTCCATCTTCTTTAACACGAGAATATGTACGAATAAATGTTATCTCTCCCAATGAATTGGACCCTGCATCTGAAAATCCAAATGGAGCTGGAGTAAACTGATATTTATTTACAAACTCTTCTGATAAACGAAACGAAAATACACTTTCTGACATTTTTATATACCTTTCAAAGTAAAATTAACGGAGTGCTTTATGTTCTCTAAAGCAGTACTTAAGTATAACACACTTTAAAAAGAAAAACACGCTCATAAAGAGCGTGTAAATCTTTAGTATAGAGTTAGTACTCTATTATTTAATAAGTACTATGCTTTTATATCTCCAGATAGTAACCATGCATCTGTTGCTACCTTTGTAAGTGTAGCAGATGAGTAGAGTGCTCTTAGAGTATTTCCTGGTGCTGCATAGATTGTTACTCCAGCTGCTGCTACAAAGTTTGCTCCACCTGCTCCAGATGATTGCCAGAAACTAATTGATGTTCCTACTGGAAAAGCAGTTGTTGCCATAGTTGGAACCGTTACTGCATATGCTCCTGAAATTTGAATTAACTGATCTCTCAGAGCAAGCCCACCTGTTGATAAGTTGTAGGCTGCTCCAATTGTAGTTGTTGTAGTTGTTAGTGATGGTACACCAGCTTTTGTCTGAGTACCGTCTGTAAACGCTACACCTGAAGCAGAGGCTGTAATTAAACCTGATGCTGTAACTGCTGCTGCATTTACAGTGCCTGTGAATGTTGGTGATGCTAGAGGTGCTTTATTTCCAAGTGCAGTTGTAATGGTTGCTGCGTAGTTTGCATCATCACCAAGTGCTGCTGCGAGTTCATCAAGAGTGTTAAGTGCTGCTGGTGCACCAGTTGTTAAAATAGCAAGTTCTTGCTGAACGAAACTTGTTGTAGCAACTTGTGTTGTATTAGTTCCAGTTGCTGCAAGTGGTGCAGTTGGTGTTCCAGTAAGAGCTGGAGATGCTAATGGTGCCTTAAGTCCTAGGTCTGTAGTAAGACCTGAAATTTTAGACTGAGCAATTCCTGCTGCTGAAGCAATATCTCCATCAACAATTGTTCCATCTGCAATCATTCCTGATGTAACAGTTCCTGCTGGAAGAGTTACAGTGCCTGTAAATGTAGGTGATGCAAGTGGAGCCTTAAGAGCAAGTGCTGTTGATGTAGCATCTGAAATTGGCTTAAGTGCATCTGATGTATTGTCTGCGTTACCAAGGCCAACCATAGACTTGGTTACACCAGAAACGGTGCCAGTAAATGTTGGTGAGGCAATTGGGGCTTTAAGATCAAGTGCTGCTTGTGTAGCGCTTGATATTGGTTTTAGAGAATCTGTTGTGTTGTCAACGTTAGCAAGACCTACCATTGTCTTAGTTATACCAGCAACGGTGCCAGTAAATGTTGGAGATTCAAGTGTAGCGTAACCTGAAATTAGTGCTCCTGTAGGTATTGTAACTGTTCCTGTAAATGTTGGTGAGGCAATTGGGGCACGTAGACCAAGAGCAGTTTGTGTTGCTGTTGAAACTGGCTTTGCAGTATCTGCTGTGTTATCAACGTTTCCAAGACCTACGTGTGCTTTTGTAACACCAGAAACTGTTCCTGTAAATGTTGGTGAAGCTAGTGGAGCATATGTAGATGCTGCTGTAGAAGATGCAAGCTTAAGATCAAGCTGTGTTTGTGTAGCAGTTGAGATTGGTTTGTTTGCGTCTGTTGTGTTATCAACATTTCCAAGGCCAACGTGTGCTTTTGTAACACCAGCAACTGTTCCTGTGAATGTTGGAGAAGAAAGTGGAGCGTATGTTGTGCTAGCAGCTACTGCTCCAAGCTTTGAAGCAAGTTGTGTTTGAATATTTTCAGTTAATCCATCAAGGTATCCAATTTCAGTATTAGATACTGAACCAACAGTTAATGATGTTGCTTCAAGTGCACCAACTGCAAGGTCATCAAGTGATCCTTGTCCAAAATTAACAGTAGTTGTTGGTGCATCAGCAACTCCCTTAAACAGTTTCCATTTTGCATCAGATGAGTCCTTTACAAAACCTTGATGTTTAGCTGTTCCATCGTTGTATGAGCCTACAAAACCAATATCTACAAGGTTGGCAGCATTACCACTACCAAGATAAATTACTGGGTCTTCAACTGTAAGATTTGTTGTGTTTACAGTTGCACTTGTTCCAGAAACTGTTAAGTTACCGTCAACAATTAAATCATTGCTAACTGTAAGGTTGACTGCAGTTGCTGTACCAGTTAATGCTGGGCTAGCAAGAGGTGCCTTAAGATCAAGTGCTGTTTGTGTAGCGGTTGAAACTGGCTTTGCTGCATCTGAAGTATTATTTACATCTGCAAGTCCAACATGTGCCTTTGTTACACCGCTTACAGTTCCAGTAAATGTTGGGGATGCGATAGGTGCTTTAAGGTCAAGCGCTGCTTGTGTGGCTGTTGAGATTTGCTTATTTGCGTCTGATGTATCGTCTACGCTTGTAAGGCCAACCATTGCTTTTGTAATACCAGATACAGTTCCTGTAAATGTTGGGGAAGCAATTGTGGCTCTAAGATTAATTTGATTTTGAACATTAGCTGAAAGTCCATTAAGGTATCCAATTTCAGTATCGTCAACGTTTGCAACTTTTGCCTGGAATGCTGTTGCATCAACGGCAAGTGAAATTGTGTTTCCAGGATCACTGTATGTCTTTAAAAGACCATTTCCAGCAACTATAGCAGTGTCAATAGCATCCTGTGAAAGTTCTGCAATGTCTGCTGAGTTTGCCTTTAAATTCAGTGCAGTCTGTGTAGCTGTAGAAACAGGCTTATCAGCATCTGATGTATTGTCAACATTTCCAAGACCAACATCTCCCTTTACCAATCCTGCTGGAGATGTAATAGTTTTATTTGTTAAAGTTTGTGTTCCTGTTGTTGTAACTAAAAGTGAAGTATCTGCAATACCGTGGATGGCTGTTGTATCTGCTTGGTGGTTTGAAAGGTTTGTGGCAACTGTTGTAAAGAAAGCTGGATCATCGCCAATTGCTGCTGCAAGCTCATCAAGAGAGTTGAGTAGTCCTGGCGCACCTGCAATTGTTGTAGCAAGGTCAACGAAGTATGCTAGGTTTACCCAGTGGTTTACTCCATCACCAATCTTAAATTTATTTGTGTCTGACTCATAACCAATTTCACCTATTGCTAGAATTGGCCCATTTCCACTATTTGTAGAGATCCACTGCGCTGCAGTGCCTCTACGTTGTTGCATTCTTGTTGCCATTTACTTGCTCCTCCAGGTATCAGTAGTAATATTATAACAGATTTTAATTGAAGTTATCAATTGAACTTCCGCCATCCCACGTTTCTGTGAATACAGTAGTATTGTATGCACCAGTTTCTATTAGTGCCCCCACTGTGTCATATGATCCACCCTCAATAAATATACTTGCAAGCATACCATTTCCATCAATAGATGTATCGTGAATATGCTCCTGCAATAATTCTGCATCTGCCATATTTGCTAAAGCAGCCCACTGATTATTATAATAAACATGTACTCTGTTATAAACAGTATCGTAGTACAACTGTCCATTTGTTGGACTTGCAGGAGCTGTTGATGATACAGCCATACCTCCTGTTAATGAATCTACGTACTCCTTAGTTGCTGCATGTGTTGCAATAGTAGGAGTTCCTACTGTTACCGCACCGCCGAAAGTTCCACCAAGGCCAACGATTATGCCATTCTTGACTTTAAAATCTTTGTTAACCGTTGACACTTGGTTTCTCCTTTGTTAGATTACTTTAGTAGTGTTCCAACAACAGTGACTGTTGAGGAGTTGTTAGCAGTAGTTACTAGAAGTTGTACATTTGATCCGCTGACGCCTGCTGATATAGTCATCGCTGAACCATTTGTTCCAATTGTTCCATACTCTGTTATTGCAATATTGTCAGCTGTATCAAGTGTTAATAAAACCTTTGATATTTCTGTATGGACTCCATAAGCGGTCTTAACCAAGAACTCTGCTGAACGATAGTCTGCCTTAGCAAAAGCGTATGCTACATTTGAAGCACTTGCTGTTGGTACAGAAATTGTTGCAGCTACCTGAGTTGCAAGAGAGTTGATATCAACTTCTGTAAAGTTTGGAACAACTGCTTCAAGAGCAGTTACTGCACGAGCATTTGTGAAGTACTTATTTGTACCTTCTGCAAGGTCAGTTGTTGTAGAATCTGCTACACCGTTTTCTGCGGTAATAACAAGACCTGTACCTGAACCAGTGATTGTAATGTTAGTCTTTGTAGCACTAGTCAAAAGATCTGCTGCTGAAGACTTGGCACGAGCATCTGTGAAGTATAGGCTTCCTGATTCTGCTACATCAGAAGTAACAAGTGCATCTGCGTGAGCAATTGCAGCTGCTTGTGCAGCGTTAGCCTTTGAAGTAGCGTCAGCTGCTGCTGTAGAAACTGATGCAGCATCTCCAGAAACTCTTAGTGCTGCTTCTGCAGCAACCTTTGAAGTAGCATCTGCAGCTGCAGTTGATACTGAGGCTGCATCTCCAGAAACTCTTAGTGCTGCTTCTGCTGCTACCTTAGATGTTGCATCTGAGGCTGCGGTGCTGACTGATGCAGCATCACCTGATACTCTAAGTGCTGCTTCTGAAGCAACCTTTGCTGTTGCATCGGCTGATGCTGTTGCCTCTGCTGCTGTCTGGGCTGCGTCTGCTTCTGCCTTAGCAAATGCTGTTGTAGCAATCTGAGTTGTATCAGTATTTGCTGCTGCAGTCGGTGCTGTTGGTACACCAGTAAGCGCTGGTGAAGCAAGTGGGGCTTTTGTTCCCAAAGCTGTTGTAATAGTTGTTGTGTAATTAGCGTCATCATTAATTGCTGCTGCTAATTCATTTAATGTATTAAGAAGTGCTGGTGCACCATCAACAAGATTATCTACTGCGGTTCCAATTGCTGTGTTGCGGTTTGTAACTTCTGTTGCAATTGCTGCTGAGATTGCTGATGCACTTGCTGACGCTGCTGCGTCAATTGCTTCCGTCTTGGCAGTTGCTACGTTTGCAGTAGTTGCAAGAAGAGCCGTGTTTGCAATTCCATGAACGTTTGTTGTGTCTGATTCGTGTGAAGAAAGTGCTGCTGCAGCTGTTGCCTCTGCTGCTGCTTGAGCGGCGTTGGCCTTAGATGTTGCATCTGCTGATGCAGTTGCTACTGAGGCTGAGTCGCCTGATACTCTAAGTGCTGCTTCTGCAGCGACTTTAGATGTAGCGTCTGATGCTGCTGTTGCTTCTGCTGCAGTTTTAGCTGCTGCTGCTGCACCGTATGCGTCATAAGTATTTGCTGTTACAGATACTGCACCTGTTGAATCATTATATGAAAGACCAGTTCCAACATTGTTTCCAATGGCATCTTGTGCTCTTTCATCTGTGAAGTAAAGGTTTGTTCCTTCTGCAAGATCTGCAGTGTCATGGTTTGAAAGGCTTGAAACTGTTCCAGTTACGTCACCTGTTACGTTGCCTGTTAAATTACCAGTTACGTTACCTGTTAAGGCTGCTGTAACTGTTCCTGCTGCAAAGTTACCATTAGCATCACGCTTTACAACTGTGTTTGCAGTGTTAGCAGATGTTGATGTACCGCCAATAAGACCAACTATGTAGTCTTGATCTGCTTGCTTCTTTGTAAGAATGTCAAAATTGTTGACTGTAGCTGTTGTACCTTCAACAATGAGCCCATTCTTTACCTTAAAGTCTTTATTTACTGTTGCCATTTCTTATCTCCTTGTTGGTTAAGCCTTTAAACCCATACGAGCAAATCGTACGGTTATAGGCGTAATACCCACCACTGGCGTTACAGAAATATTTACTGTATCCGCCACCCTAGAGACGCTAATGGTGCCAATGTTCCCATCGTTGTCTATTGTTCCATATTCGCTGACGTTTACATTTGTACCGTCAACAAGTATTGTTAATTCTGTTGCATAAAATTTATTATCTCCAGCAGATGTCTTCTTTATAGAGATTAAGTATTTAACCATTCTCCAGACTGTACCGTCAAAGTTGTCAATTACTGTTGCATTCTGAATGTCTGAAATAGTATTTTCATTGTTACCAGAAGTACCTAGGTCTGTTGCCTGTGCTGCTGTTGAATCAATTAGGTTTTCGTAGTCCGTTTGTGATGGACGATCACCTGTTTGAAATGTGGTTTTTACTGTGCTAAGCGGTAGTCTGGACATATGCCCATTATATCATATTTATATCAAAGTATATAGTTACTAAAGCCAATAATTTGCAACGGGATTGGTACAACAGTAGATAAACCACTAGCCTCAATCCGTATTGCTGTTAATCTAATTCTAAAGGGTAAAACAGAGTTAATTGTAACATTTTTACTTGGTGCCCTGACAGATGCTTTTATTGAAAGATCTTGTTCAATTCTTTTTGTAAATACTGGCTGCTTGTCATAAATCTTAACATTAGCCATTATGCAGTCACATCTTCAAGGACAATAAGTTTGCCTTGAGCTACCGTCCAAACTATTGCATCTTGCGGTAAAGAAACCTCAATATCAAAAATATCATTTGTTCGTAGTGTTGCAGTTTGTGCTGGTGATAATGAAACAGTAAACTCACCATCTAGATCATCTGCATCTTGAATTGGAACTAAGGTTAAAAGAAGTGTTGCTGTGTCTGTTATTTCTCCAGGAACAACTGGTGTTGTAGTAGGACGCTTGATCTGCATAGAAATATTCCAGTCAGGAATTTCCAATGGTACTTTTGCATCATCTGTTAAATAAACCTTAAATGCTGCACTATCTCCCTTGACAAAAGTCCAATTAACGAATGGTGGAGCTTCTCCAATATCGTATGTAGACGCTTGTCCTCTATATGTAGCCATTTTTATATTATACCACGATGAAAATAAGAAATTAAGAGATTTAAAATAATTTAAATAAATATCACAAAAACTTGCTTTTTGGGGAATTTGGATGCTATACTTAGAGAGTGCTACCAACTGGTAGCATCTTTAGTCTCTAGGAGGTTATTATTATGAGAAGAGATAAGAAGGTTTGGATTGGAATCCTTGCACTACTTGGGTTGGTTGCTCCTTTGAGTAATTCAGCCAATGCTTTAAATACCGAAAATAATCTAAGTAAAACAGAAGTTCTTGCTATGCCAACCGCCAAAGCGGTTTTTTTGCTTTCTAAGCCTAAAAGTCTGGTAGCAGTAAAAAAAGACTTAAACGTTCTGCACAAGTATCAAGATGCCATTAGTCTGACAGATCGTCAACTAAAGGAACTTCTTCATGCCGTTGGTTTCCGTGGAGAGGGCCTTGTAAAAGCTTGGGCGGTAGCTAAGAAAGAATCTAATGGTCGTCCAATGGCTTTTAATGGTAATGAAAAGACTGGGGACAATTCTTATGGTATATTCCAGATAAATATGATTGGAATGCTAAAGGATGGTCGCAAAGAAAAGTTTGGCATTAACTTTAACAGTGAATTGTTAAACCCTGTTATTAATGCACAGGTTGCCTATCATATGAGTAATGGTGGTAAAGATTGGTCTGCTTGGCATGGAATAACGCCAAAGACTAAGGTTTGGATGAAGAAGTTTCCTATTTAAAAAGGAAGATCTTTATTTAACGTTACTGGGTATTCGTCATTACCCCTCATAAAGATAGTTGAAAAATATCTTGTAGTATCATTTAGGACTGGTAATGAGCCATGCAGTATTTCTCCTCCGTGAATAAGGGCAGATCCTGCTTTTGGTTTAATTGTTATTCCTAATTCTGGATAGTCAATCTCTCCACCAAGATAGTCATTATTATAGTAAATTACGATGCCGTATCCAAGATAATACCCTTGTGGGGTTGTGTCATTATCACGATGCTGACCAATTGCTTCTTCCTCTTTAAATCTAGATATTTTTATTTCTTTTTCACAGTAATAATATGATGGGAATATGTAATCAACTTTATCAAAAATAGCAGTCTTGCAAAATTCATTATTTTCACCAAGGAATAAGCTTTTGCCATACCAAAAATCATTCTCATCACCAATATAGTTTTTGTCATGCCATTGATCTTCAGTTGCTTGATTAATAATAGCCAAAATTGACTCTAGCTCTAAAGAATCTAAAAAGTTTTCAATTTCATAAACATCTTCAGCAAGTTTGTTAATTTTAAAATTATACATAGGGCTAACCAAATTTACTACTATTAATATGATTTAGCTCAATATGATTAATGTTAACATGGCTTGGTAGATCAGATACCCAGCGAATGCACTCTGCCATATCCTCAGCGGTAATAGCACTATCACGTCTTTCTTCTTGTGTATCAATTGTGCCTGGACAAATTTCAGTTATTTTAATACCATATTGAGGAAATTCTAGCCTCATTGTATCTACCAATGCCATCTGACCTCTTTTAGCATTAATGTAATTGCCTCCAGAACGGTACGGAACCTTACCACCCAATGAGCTAACAAAAATAATGGTTGGGTTAGTGGACTTTTCCATTGCTGGTACAAATAACTGAGAAATATACATTGGCCCTGTTACATTAATATCATATGCAATTCTAAAGTTTGCTGGTGTTTCATTAATAATCATTGTTGGACTAGATCCACCACCTGCATTATTAACTAGCAAGTCTAAAGTGATGTCTTTATATTTTTCAGCAAATAGTTTTATTTGGTCAGAGTCTGTAACATCTATCTGATAAATTTCAACATTGTCTGAAACAAGGTCTAACATTTTAGAGATATTTCTTGATGCTGCGATTACCTTGTATCCACTTTTTTCAAGAAGCTTTACGGTTGCTCTTCCAACACCCTTGCTTGCTCCAGTAACTATTGCTGTTTTCAATTACATGCTCTGACTAGAATTAAGGCTCATGTGGTTATGAATCCAGTGACCAGGAACCATAAACTTATACCCAGACTTAACTACGTGTGCTGTGTGAAAGTATGGAGCGTATGCTGGAAATATAACAACGCTATTTGCTTTAGGTTTTAAACCAAAATCAATAGATTTATCAGCAACTGCAACATCATAGTCTAAGTCTACTGCTGGAGCACCTCTTACCCATCCATCAGAACTTGTCCATCCTCCATCATAATCTTTTAGCTGGAAAGAGATTTCTCCACCCTCACAGTCATCATTGAGGTACATGACTAAAGAATATCTTAGGGTTTGGTCTCCATCTAATTGATCAAAGTGTGCCCCCATGCCCATTCCAGTATTATATTTTTTTATATTAAAGGTTGGAAAAAGCCTTGGCTCATCAAAATCCCCCAAAGAAGATGCGTAGTCTTTGCAAACATTGTACATCGTAGTCATAATAGCGTCATATATATATTTACTTTTTTCTGCTACTTCTCCACTAAGGTTGTTTATTGCGTTTACGTCAAATGTTTTTGTTTCTCCATAAATAAAAGTTTTGTCGTTAGAAGATGTCCAAGGGTTCCAAACATTTACACCTAACTCACTGTATTGCTCAAGAGTATCTAGATCTTTCCAAACCTTTTTAAAGGTATCAAAATCTTCTATTGCATCAGTATAGTAATAAGTTTTTGGATCTAGTTTTTCTACGTTCACCTGTTCTCCTTAGTATTTGTTGTTTTCATAGTGGTTTTTTTCTTTAATAAATCCTACTATAACATATCTTATTGGTCCTTCTCCAACATGCTTTACTCCATGCTCGTGCTTATTGTCCCCTGGAAAAAACAACAAGTCTTTTGGCTTTGGTCTTAATGATATTCCAAGATTTGGAAAGAACAGCTCTCCTTCTACATAGTCATCATTTATATATATAATTGTTGCATATTTTATTGATGGGTCTGTATGCTGATCTGTATGAGATTTTAGTTCAACTCCTTTTTGCATTCTTTGAATTGTTGCTAATCCACTTAACATTAATAAAGGATCTGAATCATCAACCATTGTTGATAATCTTTTATAAAAAACTTGCTGCTCTTTATGATGCTTTATGTTTAAATTTTTATCTGCCCAGTTTTGTGTGATTTCAAATTTTCCTTCAGCAACAAGGTTGTCTACATCATCTCTTCCAAACTTTTCCATACAAAATCTAGCAAGATTTGTTGTATATTCTATTTCCCAGTCTGCTTGTGATGCATTATCTATGCATTTTAAAACAAAGTCTAGATCTTCATTTGTAAAAAAATCTTTAATCCAAAGAATTTCATCTGTAACTTCTTCAAATACAAAATTATTTTCTTTAAGTTTTTCTTTAAACTTTTCAAGCATTTGGCACCTCATTAGAGTTATACTTATTTCCGTCCTTGTCTAGCTTCCAGCCTTGCTTAAGCAATTCTTGCCATTCTGCTCTTTCAATTTCTTGTTTTGCTCTAGTTTCTTTCATTTCTGCAGCCCAGGCATCTCTTAATTCTTGTGGGTATGCATCTTCTTCTCTGTCGTCCCAAAAAGAACCAATTGTATATCTAACTCCCTTAGTAATAAGGCTTACCTCGTGCATGTTATTAAATCCACCATCAAAAGCAGCAAGCATTCCAACTTTAGGTTGTAGACTTATCTCTTGATCTGGGAACTGTAACATTCCACCATCAAAGTCATCGTTCAAATATAAGAATGCTGCATATCTACTTCTTGTAAATGCACCAGAGTGTCCGTGTTCGTCTGTGTTGTCAGAGTGTTTTCTTGCATACGCTCCTGGCTCCCACTTTTGTGTGTGATAACCAATTTGAGAAATTATTTTTGGATCAAGGTCGTGAACGCTTGCAACTGCATCAATAATTCCTTGTTTTATTTGTGAAAATATGTCACTTGGCAATCCTTCATTCTTTACATGCTCGTCGTCATCTTGTGGTAAAACAGAAGAGTATGATTCATAAAAAGATATAGGCATCCAGGTAATCAATTCAAGTTCTGCATGCTTGTCTAAAACTTTTACAAGTTTAGCAGCAGTTTCTGAATCAATAAAGTTTTCATAAACAACAATGTCTTTTGTTATTCTAGTTTTATTGGTTAAGTTCATTTTATTCTCACAGCTCCCTCTATCTCATTTCTTTGTGGGTTGTCTATTCTAAACTGCTCGTTCAGCTTTGGTTGCATGCTAGACCAAACATCTTTTCCAAATTCTTTTTCTTTCTCATACCATTCATCTGTTCCTTTTTGATATTTTTGCCAATACATTCTTGCTAAAAATTTGTTTTTGTTATAAGACGGCATAACCCCATGTAAGTATGGTTTGTCATCCTCTGTTAAGTAATCTGGGTGTCCTGATGGAAAAACTAAAAGATCTCCAGCTTCTGGCTTGTACTTAACAAGTTTGTCTCCCATAGCAAAGTCAATTTCTCCACCTTCATAGTCATCATTAAAATAAATTGTACATGTTATTATAAACTTATATCCTGGAGCAGATCCTTGCTCTCTCATATAGTCTGAATGATATCTCATTCCATGTTGTTCTTCTTCGTTGCTGATATGATACTTTCCTATTGTTCCACCTGTCCATCTCCAGGTTGGAATAAGATCGCCTGATTCGTCTATGGACAATGACTCTAAATCTACATCAATGTTATATTTTTTAATATAGTCTTCTGTAACTAAATGAAAGTTTTTCATCATTTCTATACCAAATTGTTTTTGGTTTTCTTCAATTTCTGTTTTTGTTTCAATGCTTTCTAAACCTCCATCTTTATAATCCATAGAAAAAGAAGGTGTCATTGGATTTAAATATTCTCCAAAAATAGACCACTTTGTCCAAGGATTAAAAAGTCTATCTTCTGACTCTATTAAAGAATCTGTTAAAACCTTATAAGATTTTGAAATATCTTTAAACATGTTTTTATAAACAAGAATATGTGGATATATCTCTACAGATTCAAGAGCTGGAGTAGTCATTTATGGTTTCCTGTCTCCAGTGTGCTCTGTAATTTCCCAGAAAAATGGGCATGTAAATCTTAATCCACTCTTTATCTCAGTCACTCCGTGAATATAGTTTTTGTCTCCTGGGAAGAAGTAAGCTGCACCTTTTTTTGGTTTAAACTGTACACCTTGTAGTGGGAAATACAGTTCTCCTCCCTCATAGTCTTCATTTAAATAGAACAAACTAGATAAATCATAATTAGGAAAATCGTTTGGAAGTCCAGCGTCTGGGCCATCGTGAAGTTCTTTGTCTGCGTGAGGTTTTTGAAATTGTCCTGGAAGCCACTTTACTATAGTGGTACCTGTAGGGATAACCTTTACTTTGTAAAACTCTTCTACTATTGGTTGTAGTCTTTGAAATAGTCCAGCAATGACTGGGGAAATGTTTGGATCGTTTTTATCTAGGCTTGGTTGAGTTGCTACTCTATCTTTCCAATAATCAGAATCATAAACAACCGTTCCATTTTCATTAACATGACTTTGTGTTACATCCCAAATTGTCAAAGATTTTGCAGATTTTTCTAAAAACTCTATTTCTTCTTGAGTCATAAAGTTTTCTAGCTCAACGATCATGTCTTTGCTATCACCAAACCAGCCAGATGGTGTGAGTGAAGCCTTTCTAACTACAACAGAAGCATCCATTTTATCCATAATTAGATTATACCATTTCCCTTGTTTGATGTATTATCAGTAACAGAAAGACGTAAAACCTTAGTTTCGTGAGAACCCGTACTTTCACCTTTTTCATTTACTGCATCTCTATACCAGTCAGTCCATTGTCCAGACTTGTTGATTTCTTGTGCAGCTTCACCATACGACTGATGAGCCATCTGCCTTTTTCTATCTACATCTGAATAATCAATTATTTGAATTGATGTATTGTCCATTGCCGTCAAAGAAATTGGAATTATTGTAGCAATTGGGGTTCCTGCTTTTATAGTAATTTCCTTGTTTGCAGATCTTGCTTTAATTGCTAATGGAAAACCAGTATCAAGCCAAGATGTAGATATTAAAGATGACATTGTTTCAAAATCATCATTAAAGTAATTAACTGGATTAATTGTAAGCATGCTAACGTTTTGCTCAGATCTAAAAGTTAGGCCAGTATGTAGGCTAACTGTAGACTGCCCTCTTCCAGTATATGTAAAGTCTGAACCTTCTAGTATAGTTACATTCTCTGAACTTGTATCATTTATACCGTTCCAAATAAACTTAATGTCTTCAGTACATGAAAGACTCCAGCCAACCATATTCGCTTGTGTAACTGGAAAACATCTATAGGCATGCTTTTCTGGAGTTACATCCATCCAATCTCTTTTAATTGACATTGGAGAAAGTATGATTTTTGAATCTGGAAATCTTTCAGCTGATATATTAAGCATTAGTCTTTGTCTACCATATACATTTCGTTAGTGTGAAACTTTTTGTTATAATCAAGCATTGTTACAATAGAATACTTTGTTCCTGAAATAACTGGCATTGCACGATGAGGATACATGAAGTTTGATGGAAAAATAAATAAATCTCCTGCATCTGCCTTAATGTCTAGGTTCTGGAGTCTAAAGAAAAGTGAACCGCCTTCATAGTCATCATTTGGGTATGCAACAAGTGACACTGTGCAGTTATAAGAAAAACCATGATCATGGTGTTCTTGAAAGTGTTGTCCTGGTCCATATTTAATAAAATTAAAAGCTTCCCAATACTTTAAATCCATTATGTTGTAGTCTTTTCTGTAATCATCAACACATGGAGACTTAACATCATATAGATCTTGCCAAAGCTCTTGTAGTTTTATTGAGTCTGGTGTTTTGTTTTGTTCAATATCAGTTTTCTTATACTTAAAATCTACACAGTCTCTGTAGTCTGGAATTAGCTGCTGGTATCCAACATATGCTGGTTGCCAAGTAAATTGTTCTTTTGAACCTAGTGGCTTTACAACAGATTCAATTCTGTTTATCACATCAATATCTTTATTAATGACACCTTTATAGCATACAATACCATTACCATAGTTAACCTTTTCTGTCCAAGTTTGCATTTTTCTCCCTATTTATATTCTCTTCTAGACCAAACTTTATTTTTATAAATACCGCCGTCTGGTTGGCGATAAAAATTTGCATTGGCTATCATTTTAGCATATATCTTTTCTTGATTTTGAAACTCTATCTCATGGCTCCAGTTTTCTCTTTTAAATGGTAAAATTTGGACATATGGAGTCCCTGCTGGTATTGTTCCTTCCCAGCCTTCTGCAATAAAAAATGGAAAGGTACCAAGCAGGTGAACACTGTCATTATCAACAACACCAGTTGTATTAATAAATGGAAGATCAAATCTATTCATAGGTGTCATAAATAATGCACTATATCCTTCTGGAAGTTCAAATCCCCAATCTGGATACCAGGCAAAATGATCTTTGTAAAATCCTTTTGGGTGCTCAAACTGTGGCATAGCAAGTCTTTTTCCACAAAAATCTTGATGTCTTTTATCTTCTATCTTAACATCTATTGATCCTGTCTCAGTTTTAAAAAAAGTAAGGTCACAAGGAGTTCTTAATACATATCCTGTTGAAAACCCATCCATAATTGCTGGACAAGCTTTCCATGTAGGTATTTTTCCATAGTCATCTGTAGTTCCTTCTTTTGGAAAAGGACAAACTTCTTTTGGTGCTTTGTAGTATTCACCAGTTGGCATTTTTGCAAATCTGTCGGCATCTTTATACCATTGTGGTATTTCAGACTGTGTTGTTTTAGGCACTGATTTACTATCCTTGTTTAACCAAGGCCTAAAAGATCTAAAGATTACTAAATTATCTTTTAGACTCATGATGATGCCCTAATAAATTAATATCTGTCATAATTACAACACAATATTTTGTTCCAGATATCATTGGAAGAGATGCATGTTCATATATATAGTTTGATGGGAAAATTGCTATGTCTCCAACTTTTGGTGTTAGTGTGTATCCATCTAATCTTGGAAATTTAATTTCTCCACCTTCGTAGTCGTCATTTATATATATAACTGCAGAAACTGTAGTATTGTATGCTGGTCCATGGTCGGCATGAATATTAAAGTGCTTACCCTGTCCCTCATACTTTACAAAATTAAAAGCTTCATAGTATATAACATTTATTCCCCAATATTTTGCATAGTCATCTATGCATAGTTTTAATTTTTGATAAATCTCTTCGTGTAAATCAATTAGTTCACCATTAAACTCATCTCGTGGACCAAGATTTTCTTGCTTATATCTAAAATCTACAGCATCTCTTGCTTTTTTTATTGGTGTAGTAGCATTGGTTACTTGTGCTTCTGACCACTTATACTTTCTACCATTAGACAAATTGGACTCAAGAATATTGATGTATCTTTTAGAGTCCTCCAAAGAAAACGTATTTCTGTATATATTTAATCCAAGTCCTGGATTTTCTATTACAATATTTTTTTCAGATATATCTCTATTAACCCTATTTGATACAGTCTCAGATCTATCTTTAGTAAACCATGGGTTTTCATTTTCATCATAAGTGTTCATCTTTATCCCCTTTTTATTTATTATACACTACCTTTATCTTTTTGTAAACAAAAACAACCCTTGTTGCAAGTATTTTGCAAGACATGAATGATAGCACTCATAAAACACAAAAGGCCAAACAATGTTGGCCAATTGTATTACTTCTTTTTTATTTTACTGTACACCTGGAAGTGTAAAGTATGGGAAGTAAGGGTTATTTGCAGGGAAGTATGGGAAGTACGGTGGGAAGAATGGGAAGTAAGGGAAGTAAGGGAAGAATGGAGGGAAGAATGGGAAGAACGGGAAGTAAGGGAAGAAAGGTGGGAAGAACGGGAAGTATGGGAAGAACGGGAAGAAAGGTGGGAAGAACGGGAAGAATGGGAAGAACGGAAAGAAAGGTGGGAAAAATGGTGGGAAGAATGGGAAGAACGGTGGGAAGAACGGTGGGAAGAACGGAGGAAAGAACGGTGGGAAGAAAGGTGGGAAAAACGGAAAGAATGGGAAAAATGGCGGAAAGAATGGACCGAATGTAGAAACAACAGAATTAGATGGTTGTGATGCTGCAGATGTTCCATTTGCATTTACTGCGGTAACGGTATAAGTATAAGTTCCAGCAGCAATTTCTGTAATAGTAATTGGTGAAGCAGAACCAGTTGCAGTACGTCCAGATGAAGATGTTACAGTGTGGAATGGTGAAATTAAAGCTGAGTTTCCAGTATTTGGACTTGTAAATATAACAGATACTACACCAGATGTTCCACCAGATGCAGATCCAATAGTTGGAGCGTTTGGCTTTGATGTTGGAACAACGGCTGCTGAGGCAGCAGATGCTGGTGATGATCCTATTGCATTTCTTGCAGTGACTGTAAAGGTATAATTTGCTGGAGTGCCAGTAGTTGACATTCCTGTAACAACTATTGGCGAAGATGCGCCAGTGGCTGTAAATCCACCAGCATTAGATGTGACTGTGTAATCAATGATTGGCATCTTGCCATCAAAAGCTGGTGGTGTAAATGCTACTGATACCTGTCCGCTACTATATGTCCGACCTGAGCCTTGAACAGTAACTGCACCAATAGTAGGAGCTTGTGGGACTGATCTTTTTGAAGATTCGGTGGTACCATTATTAATTTGGCTCATAGCAGTAATTGTACCATAAGATTATACACTTTTTGATATTTTATCTAACAAATATGTACATATTTTTAGCGACCATTGAGGCATCGTTATCTGTCAGTATTTCTGGGAAAGCTCCATAATTCCTAACCATATCGTTTTCTACCACAAAAGTATGCTCTAGCGAAATATCATATGAAAATTGATATTTTAGGTTTGCAGCAAAAGTAGTTGGGCTAATACCTGAATCTGGGATATAGGTCTTGAACCAAACTTCCGTATTATTACTAAATGTTGTTAAGACTATATCATAACGAACTGTTACAATTGATCCAACCTTTAATGCTGTTAGGTTTATTTTTTGTGACTGTGCATTATACAAAGAGACATTATTTTCTGGTAAGTATTGTTCATTATTCTTGCCTTTGCAGTCAAAGTTAAATCTGACCCATCCGTCATTTCCTTTTGTAGCACCTAAAATAATATTTTTTTGATCTTTATTTGTGTATAGGGCCCAGCCAGATTTTTGTCCTGATGGAGATAGACCACTATCCCCTGCTTTTCCGTCTCTGCCATCTTTTCCAGGCTTTCCAGCCTCTCCTTGAGGTCCTGGTATGCCTTGTATTCCAGTATCCCCTGTGTCGCCTTTTGGCCCTCTTTCTCCTTGGGCTCCAGGAACTGCAACATATGAAATTGATTGTTCTAGCTCGTATGGTTGAACAATGTTGTCTGAATATTTTTTTGCTTTACCTGGAAAATCCATGCTTTTTGCCATGGGTTAATTCCTATTTCTTAACCTTGAATACCTTTGTGCCAATTTTAATAATTGGAGGCATTTTTGTTGTTTGAACAGTAGCTTTTACAACTGGCATTACAAGCCTCCTGGAGTAATATCGCCAAGCACACAAATTGATCCAATTACTGGAGTCCAGACTGTGTTCTCTGATTCTCCTTGAGATTTTGGAATTGTTGCTTGTAAATCAAATGGTAGTTCTGCTACAACTGAGGTGTATTTGCTTCCCCAATTTTGTGTAATGTCTGATGAAATAAAAATTGTTGCGGTATGACCAGAAACAGTTACTTTAAGCTCATCAAGAATATCACCAGCAGGATCGTAGGCGGTAGATGAGAATGACCAAGTACTAATATTCCATCCAGTAACCTCGTCGTCTTGAAGGAATTGAACAGCAAGGGTAGAAGAGTCTCCACGCACAACAGTCCATTGGATATGAGCTGGTGTGGCTCCTAATTTCTCTGTTGTTGGGGTGCACATATGATTGATTATACCATAAAATAAAGCTAGTACTCAGACGCAGTGGGGTGGGTTAGAATCTGAGTACTAGCAGGCTTAAAGTATAACATTATTTATTTAACTATATACAAAATGGACATTTAGGACACTAAAATTTTATAAGGCCAGGGTATTTGAAATTGTTACCAAAAAGTTATAATTAGGAATATACAAAATGTCCGTTTTATACACATTGAATAAATTGTTGATAGTGTATACTTAAAATATATAAAGAAAAGAACTATATCTAAACAAGGTTTTTAAAAGATAGTTTATATATTTTATATAAAGGAAAATAGGAAAATTAGGTTACTTGGATTTAGCAATATAATCTAAAAGAATATCATACATATGATCTAGCTTATCACTAGTTGCTTTTCTTTTATCTCTAGCATTTTCTTGTTCAACCTTAATTGCTTTAATTTCATCACGCATAGAAGATCCGCCGTTAGTTTTAGTTTCTGATCTGATATCTTCTACAGCTTCTGCAATTGGTGCTACTTGAATTTTTATATACCAGCGAATTGAGCCTACTATGACTGTTCCAATTGATAATAAGGCAAGAATGAATTGAGCCCAGTCAGTAGTAGTCATAATAAGATTATTATATCATTATATAAGACAAAGTTCGGCGGGTGGATACAAAAAATTAAAGTGCTGCTTTTAAGTTTCGCCACTAAGTGAGTTGCATTAAAGTCGTCGCCGAAATAGAGATATCAAACCATCACATAGACACACATGGATTGACACAATCCTAGCATGTCTGATACAATGGAATTCTATGCTTGATGAAATCAAAAATGTTTTAATTGGTGGTTTGCTATCCAAATTGGCAATCCATCATTCTGTATATCGTTTACCTTGTACAAGTGAATATTTAGAAGAACTTGTATCTGATGTGCTAAACGAAAACGGTATGCCAAATGACTGGAAGCCCGATAGAAGCCATAGCGTCAGTATAGACATGACTTTAGAGTCAGGACATAGTATATCCGTCAAGTCAGGAAGATATGACCCAGTAAAAGGAACTCTTGTTATATCTGGATCTAGGCTAGGCAAACACGAAACATTAGAAAAGATGGTTGAGAGTGTTTCTTCTACACATGCTGATTACTATGTGTGTTTAGCCAAAGCAGACCAGGATTGGTCCTCTATACCGTCCAAAAATGAGATTAAGACATATCACCTATTTGTATTTGAAGCGTCAAACCTTGATTATGGTTTTGAGCATTGGTCAAGAAAAGAATCTAAGCATGGCAAAGGCTACAAATATGTAATGGAGATACCTGGGATGTCAGCTACTATACGTCCTACTATGTCTCATCAGTTGTGGACTACTGTATCTTGTGATATCATTGGTATACCGTCCAAATTGGAAATTAACAACGACTTTGGAACATACTAAAGTCCCGCACAGAAAAGGTGATATAATATGAACGAAGAAGAAGTAATTGCATTTATGCTAGAAAGTCTTAACAAAGATAATCGTGATATTTGCACAAACAATGGAATGGCTCCAGAAGAAATTGAGAAGTCAATTGAACAAAGCCAAGGATCACTCGCCTTTATGATGAGTAATCTATATAGTAGAATGAAGGAGAAAAACTTAATTGCTTAAATACTATTATCGTCCATCTGAAGCAATTCTTGATGACACATTGATTAAGATTAAAGGCAATGCTGACACAATTCGCATTGTAGTACAAGCAGAGTCACGTGATGAAGCTCTTGAGTTTGCTAAAGGAATTATTAATATGGCAAATTGGGAATTGGATCACTCAGAAGAGTAATCTTCCCAAAACTTGTCTCTGCCCATATTGTCTGTATTAGGCATATGGGTAGATTCTTTTTCAGAGCAATTTATGCATACCGTTTCTGAAAAAATTTGTGTTTGAAGGTTGTTTGAATCCTCAAATTCTAAGTATGCTTCTAGGTTATCTAAAAATCCCACTGCTTAGACCCCTTTAAAAAATTATTCTGCTTCTGGTTCTGACCTGTGTGAGTTTTTACATGTGCACTCTGTGCAGCATCTGACAGGTAGCTTTGGTGCAGGTTCTGTTGTATTTTCCATAGATTCAGTATATCACAATATGGTGAAAATCTGAAAAAAATTTGATTTAGGCAAAATCTGAATATTTCTTATCTGTGTATGATACATACATAAAGAAAATAAATACAAAAAAAATAGTGAGCACACAAGATGAATGCCCACTACCTAGCTGGATCTACTGCCACCTTTTGTTTTAGGTGTAGTACCCTATTCGCATTTGCAAGGGTCTATGCGTGTAGTACCCTCATCAAAAATAATGATGCCAGTATCTCCACACGCCTCGCATGTGTGTGCGTACATGGCACTTATCATTTATTTACCTTAATGTCCATGACATTGGCTGAAAACTTTTTAACCTTGCCTAATTCGCTTTCGTTTAGTGATGCGATGAGGTGGTCAATAGCCTTAATCTCATGGGCGATGTTATCTATTGAAATTAACTTAGAGCCTTGCCAAATTGAGTATTTGATTTCCATAATTAGTTTTCTTCTTTCGCTAGTAGGTGAGAGTTATTGAGAGGGCGTGATGATGATGAGAACATAGCCTCAATCTTAGCCTTATCTTTTTCACGCTGAATTGCATAGCGTTCTTGTTGTTCTTTTCTAATTCGTTCTAGTGTATTCATTTAATGAGTACCTTTCGTTTTTAACTGTTAGCGATTTGCTAACCTTTTGCTGACCTAGGTTATTTGCCTACTATGTAGGGCTCACTAGGATTTGTGTTACTATTTAATTGTTATAGGAGTATCCTATCACATACCCTGCCAAAAGTCAAGGCGACACGCCGTTGGCGTGGTGTGATATAGGTCACGCTCCAAGCGTGAAGCATAGGATAACGGCTATCGCTACGCCTACAAAGGCTCCAATTAGTCCGTAAGCGACATTCTCATCTAGGAAATCTTGTAGTGCTGTAAATGGGTTCATGTTAGTGACCTTTCGTTTAGTAGTTATATTTTAACTATCTAATACTGCAAGTATAACATGGATACCTGTCAAAGTCAAGTCCTGACACGGCGTGTCGCATGTGATGTCGCTCACATCGCCTCGGGCGACTTGTCAAATCAACACGCCGATCATTTTAAGATTGTTATGAGATTGTTATAGTTTTCCCATAAATGTGACCTACATCTCATGTGATACGGCTCACAATGTCCGAATTGGTAGCATTTTGGATTAGACATTTGTCAGACCCCCATGCTACAATTACAGTATAAAGAAAAACAAGCGGTAAAGAAATCCGCTAAAGAAAGGTGGTCACTATGACTACACTAAACACACTATGCAAGTGGCATGAGCCTCTTGTTTCCGCTATCTCAGAAATTGGAGATGAGCAATTTACACTATGCATGAATTGCGATAGCAACATTGAGCGTTACTACTATGATAGTGACCCTGAGCAATTTCCTACATGGACAGATTGGTATGTGACTAAATGAACGACACTATGCAATTTATAGATGAGCAAGGCTTATGCGCTATGGATAACATTTGCGCTTTCTGCATAACACTATTTGACGGGTGGAATAGATTTTGCCCTAGATGTAAGGACTATAAGGGCGTTATGGCTCTCCCTGATTTTATCAATACCTATGGAAAGGACGGACTCTCTAAATGAGTACCTTTGTTAATCTCCCCTCAGTATGTGGGGCAACATCTGCAAGCGTAGATGTGTATGACTTAGACCTTAACCCTCATGGGGTTATCTGTTGTGACAATTGCAAATCAATTGTGTTATGCCGTAAGGCTTGGGACTACCTATACAAGGAGGCTAAGTAATGCCAGTATTTAATTTTGAGTTATTTGTAGATGTAGAAGCAGATGATTTTGAGTCTGCCTTATCATGGCTAAAGGCTATGCCACTAGAGAGACAACTAGATTTCCATGTCATTGACTATAAGCAATTGGAGGCTTAACAAATGAAAAAAAATGTTTTAATTAGTTTTGTAACTGAAGCAGACACAGACCTTCAAGCAGTTTTTAATTTGAATAAAGTTTTTGCTAAACTTAGCGAAAACGAATTAGAAAAATTTAATGCGTTTGAAGTTTTACCTGTTGAATAAATAAAGCCAAGATCGCAGAAATAAAAACTCTGCGATTTTTGCCTCGGGGAGCTGTGTGATGAGTATCACAAAAAATAATTCTACGACACGCCCGAAAAGGTCCCCAATTTGTCAGTGGTACCTGCTAGAATTGCTAGTATAAACAAAAAGAAAGGTCGTTAAATAAATGACACTAGATGAATACAAGGCGCTTGTAGAAGCGCAACGCAAGGCAAGCACCTTGCAAGCCATGTCCCTACTAAAGAAAGGCTCAGACAAATGAGCACTTTTGATAGAATACTAAAAGAGCAACAAGAAAAAAGAATTGCTCAATCAATAAAAGATAAAGCGGTTATTGAAGCCATGTTCTCCAATAACAATCGCCCCCTTAACAATAATCATGAATTAAAGAAAGTAGAAAACTAATGAAAACTAATTTTGAGATTTCTCAACAGATAAACACTCTTGCTAAAAAGCACTATGGAGACATGGACTTAGCATGGTCATGGGGTTGCGCCCAAGCACTACTAACTACACCACAGTTAGAGTTAATTCTAGGAATACTATTAGAGAAGGAGCCAGATAATGCCAGTATTTAATTTTGACATTTCTGTTACCATTGAGGACGATAATTTTGAGTCTGCTTTATCATGGTTAAAAGTTATTCCATTGGAACGACTTGATTTTATTGTTGTTGATTATACAGAATTGGAGTTAGACTAATGCTGGTTGTTTTAATTGCTATCACTTCATTTGCTTTTGTAATTTGGATGCATAACGGAGCATAATAAAAAAAGATCACAGAACTAAAAAGCTGTGATTTTTGCTCGGGCGTTTTCCACAGGCTGTGTATAACTTATGTGTTTAAGGTCACACAAAATCTTTCCCATTTTACGGCGTGTCGTTTTGACTTCCTGAAACTTATCTGGTATCCTTGTAGGTATAACAATTAAATAAAGATAAATCAGGCAGTGAGCCTAGCAAATAAATGTGACGAGTATCACAGTGAGCCTAGCGAATAAATGCCAAGATTTGTCAGCCCCCCGTGATAGGATAGTCTTATCACTTAAAGAAAGGAAGTCTATAAATGACTTACACTATAACACTAGAAACCTTTAATGGTTCTACTAAAAAAATCAACCTTGCCTCTAAGGGTGCGGTTGCTCAATTCGTATCACAATACCCAACACAATTACCTGTTGGCGTATCTGTAAAAATCGCTTGCGATACTCTTGGAATAAGTGGCACACTTCGTGGCACTTCTACACTAACAAAAACAAACTAAAGAATAGGAAATAAAATAAATGAAAATTGAACACAATCTAAAATTCGTAACTGAATTTGCAGAGGGCCACCCTGTAACTGCAACAGTAATGGCACTTGATGAAAGCACTCGTATCCTTATGCTAGAGTCAATGCTAAAAGATTTGGTAGGCTCTCGCCTGCAACCTATCCTTGATGAAATAAATGCTGGTGGGTCCTATGCAATTCTAAAGGTGGCCGAATAATGATGACTCGTAAAGACTATGTAAAAGTTGCCGAAATTCTTAGCAACTATTTTGCTACATCTGTTTTTGATGAACAAGGAGAAATTTTATTTGCTGATTTGGTAGATGAATTTTCTCTAATGTTTGAAACTGATAACCCAAGATTTGACTCTGACAGATTTGCTATTGCTTGCTATAAAGAATTGGAGATGTCAAATTGATTTTAGATACTGGAACACTAATCGCAATCGTAATTGCACTTGGCGGATCTTTAACAGTTATGTGTTTATTTTGGAAACAAAATATTGCACAACAAAAAGAAATTCGCAGATTACAAATTTTATTGCGAACTGAGCGACTAAAATAAAATAAAAGACCTGAGCATGTCTGTGCAAAACTGCTTGATCCTTTTAAATAAAAAAAGCTCGGGGGTTTTTCCACAGGCCTTTGTGGATAACTTTACGTGGTTGTGATTTTTCTCACATTTGTTGAGCGTCTCATTATTTAAGACTACTCACTAGTAGGTTGATAAATTATGATTAACAGGATAGACTTACATAGTAAGAAAAAATAAATAACCGAAATTTGTCAGACCCTAGTGGTAGGATAAATAAATAACAACAAAGAAAGAGGTTGGCAAATGTCAGCAAATGTCTATTCAATAGAAAACCTACTTGTAGGAAAAACTTATCACTCACGCACTTTAACAGGCGAAATCATAGATGCAGAAAAGTCTGATGTCTTTTATGGCTCAGGCTTAGAAAGTTATCGTGTTCAGGTTCGCCCACACTATCCTTCAGTATTTAATCTAAAGGACACTTATCGTATTCTATCAGTAAAGGTTGGAGAATAAATAAATGGGAAACTTACTAGACTTTTTGGTTGATTGTGTTGATTGCCATGATGAGGGTGTCCTCTTTTTTGGTAATGGTGGCGAGGAATACGACTCAGAATTTTGCGATTGCGCTAAAGGCGTGTCGCTTGAAAATGAATACTGTGCATGGTATGCTGAAAGTATCATGAACGAAAACTATAAGGAGAATAACTAATGAACGAATACCTATACTCAGTTACTTGTACCTATGACTCAGATACCTCCACCACTTGGGTAGGGCGTTATAGTGACGCTTTATCTGCCGTTGAAAGTTATCAAAAGTTTATTGACCATGGACTTGCTAAAGAATACTCAACAATTAACTTGTCTGAACCTTCAGGCAAGATGCACACAAAAACTTTCTACAAAACAGGATTGGTGGTAACACGATAATGGGACACAATACAGCGATTGACTTAGCAGAAAACATTGACATAAGCCTTGAACAGGCTATCGGTTATCACTTACAGGGTAATCACTACCCACCCGTACCGCTAAGCATGGTTCAGCCTTGCATTGAGGCGTTAGACGCTGCACGAGAAATGGACGCCATGCGCCAGATTGAAATGCCTGAAGGCATAACCTATAAGGGCAAAACTCATGCACCAGCATGGGCTATCATTGAACAACACCACTTGGACGCTTGGTTGCCACAAGATGAGGCAGACTATTGGGAAGAAGATGCAGGCTATGAATCAGGATTAGGTTTAGAATAAATGAGTACTTTTTTTATTCCACACTCAAAGTATTGCGATTGCCCAGAGTGTTTAGACATGGAGGAACAGAATAAATGAGTGCTACAATTATTGACATGGAACTTGTAAAAGCTGATTCTCTAACTGTTGATGCGTTAGAACTTGGCGATCTAATTGGTTATGGTGATGAGATTGTTGAAGTAACTTTTATTGAATGTGATTCAACGGGAGATAACTATGACATTCAAATTGTAAATGATTTTGGTGAAAAAGAAATTGTTCAGTTTGCATTTGATGAAGAAGTTGATTGGTACGTTTATTTAGATTGAAAAACGCCCGAGGGGGCCCTGTGAGATTCATCACATTTACGAGATTTGATATTTTTCCCCATATCTGGTAAAATTATTACATGAAGAAAAATGCTGAGGAATTAAGACGCCTAATGGAATTACGGCGATCTAATGCAGCCTCCGCTGTTCCAAATAAAAAAAAGTATGATAGAAAAAAATGTCAGTCCCTTATGCTAAAATTAAAGAAAGAAAGCGAGTAGCCACCATGTCAAAATTACTTAGAAGCAAAGATAGGAAAGTAGCAAATGCAGTTACACCAAATGGAAAACAAGCAAGTATCGCCAACACTTTCGGATTACCCGCAGGCAAGGCTTATTCATGTCCTGGAGCGACTAGCGTATGCGAGAGTGTTTGTTATGCTGGCAAGCTTGAAAAAGTATTCCCAACAGTAAAGAAAAACTTATTGCACAATTGGGAATTAGTTAAAGACGCAGACCATGACACTATTGAAGCATTGCTTGAAGACATGATTAGTGAGTTTATTGCAGACTGCAAAAAGAAAGACGCACCCATGCTATTCCGTATCCACTGGGACGGGGATTTCTTTAATGACACTTACACATTCGCATGGAAGCATGTCATTCTTAATCATCCTGAAATTCAATTCTGGGTTTATACAAGAGTTAAGTCTGCAGCGGTAATGCTTAAGGACATTGATAATCTATCTTTATACTATTCTACAGATAGTGAGAATAAGTCTATTGGCGTTACCCTGAAAAAAGATCATGGTATTCGTCTTGCATACCTTGCTAAGAATTTCTTAGTAGGACAAGCAGACATGAAAGAGATGATAGGCAAGGTAGGGGCTAAGTGTCCTGAGAATAAAAAGGCTATCCCACTTATCTCAACAAATGGTTCGGCTTGCGTTTCTTGCTCATTGTGTGTATACTCAAAGAGTGACATAGTATTTTCATCAAGTAAAAAGTAAGGAGATAAATGGAAAGCCTATTTATCCTATTAGTAATGGGGTTATTAGTGTTTATGATTTACCAATAAGTGACTTACATCACACCCGTAAGCGTCTCAAATAGTGAGAAATACAAGAAATGGAGTTGAAAAATGTCAGTAGGAAATGTTATACTTAATACATACAACAAACTAAAAAGGAGAAACAACATGACAGTAGCAAATACATACAAGGTAGGCGACCTCTACACATCACAGAAGTCAAAGGTAACAGGAACAATTCTTGAAATCTCACCTACTGCAAAGGACACAGTTCGTGTTAAGTTAGATGTTAATGGTAACACACGCTGGACAACATGGAAAGCGCAATCGTAATCTAACAAGCCAGTTAGATAGTAACTCAGACCTGAGCAAGTCTGCTAAAACTGCTCACACAAAATGTCAGACCTAACCCCTATACTATAAATAAACCACCAAAGAAAAGAGAAAAACACATGGCACGACAAAAAGCAATCTCAGTAAAGATAGCAACACCAAAAGTAATCAAGGCACTAGAAACTGCACTAGCAAAGTTAGAAGCAGACTACGCATCACAAGAAGCAAACGAGGCTAAGTATGAAAAGACTCGTAAGGCTTGGCTAAAAGAAATGCAAGACTACGCTATTGCTAACATCAAGAAGGCAGAGAACTTTCGCACCAACTATCGTTCATGGTCAAATAATCTTAACATTGACTTTGACTTAACAGTTAGCGAAAAGGATTTGCCTAAAGAGCCTGAGAAGGACTTTGAGACAATTCATGTTCATAGTTATCGTGAGCAGAAAGAGGAAATCTCTAACGCAATTCGTATTCTAAAGATGACAGATGAGGAAACAGTTTCCACATCAACTTATCAAGCGGTTGCTCGTTATCTGTAAATAATTTGGGGGGCAACTTAAAGTCCTAAACCCAAACAACCTAAGCAAGTTGCAAAACTGCTTCACTAAAGTTACTGCCAGTGCTATAGCGAGGCAGACGTTCCTGAGCATGAATTGAAAAGGCTCACTTTTTGCCCCCGAGCTCATGTGAATTTGATCACACCCTTTACGTACCACCATTTAAGATCCCTGGATTTACGATTGGCATTTGTCAGTCCAACCTGCTAGAATTATATTAATATCAGAACAACAGAAAGAAGGAAGCCCCCAATGGGACTAGACATGTACCTAAGTGCTAGAAAGCATTTTGAAAAAATCAACTGGCAAACACTACAGGCTAATGATGAATTATCTTACAATTCACCTGAAGCCGTATATCCTAAGTTCAATGACCTAATGGCATTGACACAACTCACAAATGTTGCAACAGATATTTATGGAGCAGAAGTAACAGTTACTTGTGCCTACTGGCGCAAGGCTAATCAGATACACGCTTGGTTCGTAAAGAATGTTCAACATGATGTTGATAACTGCGGAGACTACTATGTCTCACAAGATAAACTAATAGAATTGCTTGCACTATGTAAGCATGCCCTAGCAACAAAAGACCCTAGCCTATTCCCACCACAAGCAGGGTTTTTCTTTGGTGGTACAGATATTGATGAATGGTATTGGCGTGACCTTACTGATACTATTAGTCAATTAGAGCGTATCTTTGCGCTACCAGAAATTGATAAGTTATCATTTTTTTATTCATCATCTTGGTAATTGACATTTGTCAGTGCCATACCCTATAATTAAACTAACCAACAAACAGAAAGAGGTAGCCCTCATGGACCAGCAACAAATTCCACCAGTAGTAAAAACAGATAATCACTACATGACACGAGAGTTTTTAGAAACTACTCTTGTACAAAACAAAACACGGATAGATGAATTAGAAAAGCATATCCAAGTCGTAACACAACGCTCATACGGCGAGGCTGCAGAGCGCAACCGTATGCGTACTGAAATGCAAGAGTGGACTTTTGAAGCAATTGAAGCAGGCACACTCAATGAGTCAGAAGGACAAGAAATTGCTGACATCTGTGGCTTTGAACTTACAAAAGAATTTGAAGTTGAAGTTACAGTTATGTATTCAGTTACAGTGAATGCACGAAATGAAGAAGAAGCACAAAATGCAATTCACGATATTGATTTTGATACTGTAGATTACAATTCAGATTCAATTCAATACCTATCATCTTCAATTGATAGAGTAGATATTTAGTAGGGGGCTACTAATGGACCTGAGCATGTCCTTAAACTGCTTTATTTTTATTTATGCCGTTGCATAAAAATGCAGCTCGGGGGCGTGACCAAGATCACACTGTGTTTTACGACACATTAAAAAAATGTCCATTTTTTCCCATTTTCAACTATCCTGATTTGCATTTGTCAGACCCATTGTGTATAATTAAATTAACTACAAAAGAAAAGGAAAAATAACTCATGGCACATGAACTAGAAACACAAAATGGCGTAGCAAGTTTTGCCTCATTTCGTGAACCTGCTTGGCATGGATTGGGTACTGTATTCACAGAGGAAAAAACCACAAAAGAAATGTTAGATTTGGCTAATCTTTCTAATTGGAATGTTCGTCTTGAGGATTTGGAAACCCCTTCACATTTAACAAGCGACAAAAACTATCAGTATGTTTTGCGTACTAACCCTACAGATACAACACAGACAGACATTTTAGGTGTCGTTGGTGAGCGTTATCATGTTATGCAAAACGAGGATTTATTCTCATTTGGCGATAACATTTTAGATGGTGGTGGTCGTTGGGAAACGGCTGGCTCAATCAAGGGTGGTCGTGTCGTATTTGGTGCGTTAGCACTAGAGCGTGAAACTATTCTTGACCCTAATGGTGTTGCAGATAAGGTAAAGACTTATTTGCTCATCAATACATCACATGACGGCTCAATCGCTATTCAAGCAAGCATAACACCTGTTCGTGTTGTGTGCGCTAACACTCTTAATCTTGCGCTTAACACTACAAAAAAGAAAAATGGCGTTAAGCAATCTTTCAAGATACGCCATACACAAACTGCAAGCGGTAAGGTTGCCGTTGCTCGTGAAACTCTTGGGCTTGCTCATAAGTACATGGACTCTTTTGACCTCATGGCTAAGGCTATGATTGAAAAAGAAATCAATGCTACACAATTCAATGACATCATTTTGGCTGCCTATCCAAAGCCTGAAAAGGACTCTAAGGGTGCTTTCAAGAAATGGGAAAACAAGGTAGATGTTATTAACGACATTTACACAGGCGAGTTTAACGGCATGATTGCTGGTAACGCTTGGGGTGCTTTCAATGCACTAACTGAACGCCTTGATTGGTATCGTTCTGCTCGTGGTGGTTCTAACGAATCTATCCTTGCAAGCGCAAGCGGATTTGACCCTGCTATTAACGCAGAAAAAAATCGTTTGCTAAAAGTTGTGCAAAATGTTTTGCAAATTGCATAACTAAAAAAAATCCTGAGCAAGATTTAAAACTGCTCGCAAGGTTCCATAGATCAATTGGTTAGATCGCTACCCTGTCACGGTAGAGGCTACGGGTTCAAGTCCCGTTGGAATCGCAAGCTTAAGTGGGCCCCGAGGAAATTAGTACAAAACGGACATTTAAGAAACTATATAAATAATCTCAGAAAATTTAATTACGACAGACTTGCTTTTTTCCCAGTTTTTTGCTACAATTAATTTATGACTACCACAGGAGAAAAATAATGGAACAATTCATAGATACACTAGCAGAGCACATTACAGGTGCTATCCAACAAGAAATAGCAGAAGAACTATTTGACCAATGGTCTTACAATAATTTAGAGGAAGGTGAGGACTATGCAGAAAACAAATTCATGCAATACGCCTCAGATGAATTAAAGCAACAGTATAACGAATACTATGGGTACATAGAGGGAGATGAATTCCTACTATGATTACCTCTCAAGAACTAATTGATTATATGTATGACGATAACCTAATACATTTTGACGACAGAGATACATCAGATGATTGTGATTGCCACATTCATATAACACTACAAACTATGATTAAATATATGGAGGCAATTGAATGCTAGGTTATACCATTGATGATTTAGATAAGATGAGCAATGCTGTACACAATGCATACAAGCATATCATTGACCCTGATGATAAAGAGGGTATTTTAATGGCACAACAATTTCTCCAGGGCCTATGGGCAGAAGGGTACTTTGACTAATGACACTAGACGATGTATTAGATAAGATTGAGGCTATCATTGATAGTACTCATTCTGTTGTATCCCCGCTAAAAATGGATCACTGCAAGTACTGTACCACTTGGCTTACTCTGACAGAGGAGTTAAACTAATGTGGACTAAATATGATTATCTATGTACTGACTGTGATGCTCTTATTGAGGTCACTACCCTGCAAGATCTGAGACGAGATGTCTATGGCTCTTGTCCCTGTGGATCTAATAAGACAATTAACATTGGGGTAGGAGATGCCTCTCGCCATGAAGAACCTGTGACGAACATCACACCTGTCAGACTTGTCAAAATCAACAGCAACCCCTATAATTGATATATGGACCTAAATACATTAAGAGAGTATATAAAAATTCACCTAATTTCATTGGAGCAAGATGTTGAGGACGCTAACAATGATATTCCTATTAGTGATGATGAGCACTATGAAGCAGACCTTTATTACGAGGGAGCAATCGCTACCTGTGAACACCTATTGGAGTATATAAATGGATAATCTAACATTAGAGCCGCACCTACAACGTATGGTAGACGCAGGGGTATCAGGAACAGACATCCTGCACGGAGAGCTTAAGAACCTTATGCTAATGGCAGAGCAAGAACTAGCAGAGGCTAGCGAACGTGAGCAGGAAACAGAAGAGGCTATGGACTCTATGGTACGCACAGAAGCAGAAGGAAGACTAGACGCCTTAGTAGCAGTATATAATCTAACATATGCCTTGTCCTTTGCTATCTCTGACCGTATGAAGTTGACAAACCAATAGGGTTGCTGTAAAATTATATTAAACCACCAAATAGAAAGAGACCGCCATGCCAAACTGGGTATATAACGGATTAACCATTGAGGGTAATCCTGATTCCGTAAAGAAGTTAATGGAGCAGATGAATACACCATTCGTTCGTGTCCATGATAACTGGAGCACTGAGACACAGCAAATGCAAAAGCAACAGGTGACATATCCAAACCCTGTCTTTGCTTTCTGGAACATTGTTAAGCCTACTAATCTAGAGGCATATGATGGTCCTCAACCAACCAACACAGACTTAGCACAAGCAATGCGATTTGAGTCAGACCATTGGTACGACTGGAATGTTCGTAACTGGGGTACCAAGTGGGATGTAGCCGTCTCATCTGTTGATACTCATCCTGATACATACATGGAAGATACTGTTAATGGTGAGAACCATGTCGTCTACTATAATTTTAATACCGCTTGGTCTCGCCCAATGCCTGCACTAATTAAACTATCTAATCAGTACCCTGACTTGCTATTTACTTTATCATATGAGGAAGAAACTGGCTGGGGTGGAGAGTTAGAACTCTTGCGTGGAGAAATTATCTCAGAATCAGAATATGACAACATGTGCCGTGAATGTGACGGTACATACGAAAACAGTGAACTTGTTGAATGTAGCGACTGCGGATACCATCTATGCCCACACTGTGGCTGGAGCAATGATATGTGTGAGACCCACCAAAAGACCTATGAGGAGAAGCATGCCTAAGACTACTTATCTTATTGAACTATGTGTTGATGAAAAATGGTATGAGGCCATTAGCACGCTAACCGCTGATGTATACGAGGATGAAGTATGCGAATGGGTCAGGGTACAGGCAGAGACTGAGACTGATGATCAAGACTGTGAGAACTGTGAAGAGAACCCTAAAGAGCACCCTGAAGGCAAGTGGTGTACCTCCTGCAGGGATGACTTTAAAGAGTCAGATGAGGACGACGAATGAACTGGACACAATTGACACTATTTGATATACTGGAAGAAACTACTACAAAAGGAGAAACACCATGGGAGCAAGAATAAATTTTGTATTTAAAGACGCAGAGGCTGCTGTAGGGGAGCCCACATCATCTGTTGTACTTTACAGCCACTGGGGCCAGGACGGATGGGAAGTTGACATTGCCAAAGCTTTAGAACATGCCAAGCCCCGCTGGAATGATTCATCATACGGGACCAGAATGATTATTAGTTATCTTATTCAAGATAGCATTCTAGACGAAACGGGTTTTGGAATCTATTCAATCCGTGGAACTAACTATGACCTGGGGGAGCAGACAGTGGTTATTGATTTTGTTAATAAGACTGTTACTGATAACGTTCCCGTCAAATGGGATAAGTTTATCCAAGCATATTTACCTGAGCACGCAGTAGTATAATCATACTGCAACGGGGGAGTGCGATTTGTGGTGGGTTGCGCTCCCCCCTTATTTTTGATACAATTAGGTAAGGGAGAACCATGAGAAAAAAACTAATCACAAAAGAGGAAAAGGTAGCAATCCAACTATCCAATGTCTTAGCAGACCTACGCCTTGACCTTGACATGGTAGGCAAGTATTTGGTACAATTATCACCTAATGTAATTTATAATCGTTTAATCGTAATCGCTGACTCAGCCCAAGCAGAAAAGGAACAACAGTATGACCACTACCAATACAGACTATTCTAAAAAGATAGAAATCTTAAATGACATTTGGCTTAACCATTCCGATAACGAATTTTTTGAGTATTTTATTGAGACTAATGATTTAGGTTTACCAATGGCTCACTTTATTTTTCAGGGTATAGTAGAGTCCACCCCATTAGCAAAAGAACTAA